TTACGGTATTTTTTCAATATCGGATCTGAGCCATTCCAGATCACGAACAGTATAGACGGCTTCGGTTACATCGTTGATACGGTGGCCTGCAAGACGCTTCACCACCATGGGATCAATGCCTGCCTTCTTTGCCATTGTAATAAAAGTCATACGAGGGTCGTGTGGCCGATGTTCCGGGTTTAATTTCAGAGCTGCCATCACTTTATCAAAGCGGCCGGCATATTTGTCATAGGTGATTTTCATGCCGCCTTTGGTAGCTGTCGGGTCGTTGAAAAGAGCATCGCTGCCGAGGGATACGGCATAGTCATAATTCCTTTTGACAAGAGGCTGAATTTTGGTGTGTATGGGAACCATGCGATTCTTCCCGGCATCGGTCTTCATTCCGGCCACCATATACCATTCATCCAAGTTGACATCTGCAAGCTGAAGCGTGGCTAATTCCTGCGGCCTCCATCCCATATAGCACTGAATGAGAATCCAGTCTACGAAGCGTATCTTATCCACATTATCCCAGAGAATTTTCATTTCGTCAGGCGGGAATATAATATGTCCACGGGTGGCAGCCTCTTTTTCCTTGATGATGTCCTCAGAAATGTCAAAGGTCCGGGCATAGTTCTTGTCCACAATCTCATACTCCAGGGCGTAGTCCAGCATCAAATTGAACATTGACTTGATACGGGCTTTGACTCCTGGCGAGGCCATAACTTTTTGACCGGCATTTTTACCACGGGAAGAGATGATATAACCGTCTTCCATAATGCCTTTTATATGCCTGGCCCGCAGATCCTTAACACGCATTTTGTAGAGAGGATGGCAATACTTCCAAGCCGAAGTGATTGTTCGTGTAGAACTTTCACCAGCAAGAGTAGGAAAGTACGCCTCAGTCCATTTCTGATATAGTTCTGCAAGAGTTAAATTATTATTCTGTATGTCGTATGGGTTGGCGCCATATTCGGCAAGAGCCTGAAGCGCTTCTTTTTTGGTTTTGTATGTGCCAATAGGCACACGATTTTGTGTCGTTTTCCCGGTCTGTTCGTTCGTGATCCATCCGAGAGTCACACGGGCAAGATAGGGCTTCCGGCGGTTCCCGGATAATTTGGTTACGCTCCCATATCCGTTAGGGAGTTTCAATTTTCATCACCTCTTTTGCAAGTCTATTGTCTCGATAGTGTTTCCAAGAGTCGAAAAATCAACTTTTACAGGGCCGAGAGCCATGAGTGACTGAAGACCGATGGTTTTCTGCTGAGGGCATTTCTGGTTCAGAATCTCCGTTGGAAGTACATAAAAATCCCACAGATCAAGGTCAAGGATAGACTGGTCCTGGCTTAAAGCCGTGTAGACACAAAAAACATACAGATCAGAGTGTCGGATATATTCCGGAGAATATCCCGTTTCTGGACTCCATGCCCTCTTGGGTGCAATGTCAAATATGATTTTGGAATAATAGTCTCTGGTCCATGACTGGAGGTAAGCGGCAGATTTTACCTCAATGCGTCTTCCAGAAGGACTTGTTACATCATAAGGCATCCAGTCTATTCGCATTTGCGTATTCGGGGGGGTAATTCCCTCAAAAGATTTTTCAACAAGGAACTCTGCCATAACCCCACGGGATGTATTGTTGAGCAGATCGGAGTAAGCCCAACGCCAGAAATCGGCAAGGCGGATTCCGGAGTTTTCGCCACGCAGGGTAAATTCCTCGTTTCCTGTGTATTGTTTCATAGATCCTCCTAACTGCTGGCTCTGGAAGCAAGAATATCCTTAATTCCTACGAGATCGCCAGCGATGGAAAAGCAAAGCAATTTCCGGCAGTCGGAATCAGAGAAGACCCCATATGAATGAACATAGGATAAAAGCTGTTCGTCCGACAGAAGCAGCCTCTTCTGAAGGCGCCGGATTTTCTCTGTAGCTTGATAGGACAACTCGCCAGAGCAGAGACCAGAAAGAAGTGAGGAAATATAGTGGAGCAGTGCAGCTTCCGGTTGATCGCTTTTTTCTTCTTCTCTAGCAATGCGGAAGTAGTCGGCAGAAAGATTCAAGTTATCGCCTCCCTTCTGGTGGTTTATGGTATTTCCTGGCCCACTCTAAACTGATAACTTCCCTTCAGTGTCCAGATATTTGTCAGATTCATGCGCCCGTCTGTGAGCCTCCTCGATAATTCCAACGATACGCCACTGCTCACGTTCCGGGAGATCACGGAAAAGATTTAAGAAGTAATCTTCATCATCAGTAGTGATCTTTTTGGGCGGAGTCTCTTTGCCTGTAAGAAGATAATCAAGGGAAACTCCGAGGAAACTTGCAATGGTCGGCATATACTCCGCCGGGGGATTGCGCCGTCTGGACTTCCAGGTAGACATTGTGGACTGCTGAATATCAAGTGCGTTACATAAGTCAACGGCCATCTTATTTTTCTCTTTGAGAAGTCTGCCGATCCTGTCAATAATCATTTCCATAGTGAACCTCCGTGTAAAATAATTTGTTAAATACGAACAATTCACTTTACAAATACGCAGATACGAAGTATAATATACATATAAAACAACAACACTTCAAACGTGCGAGGTTATGGGTTTTGATGTTTTATAGCACCTGCGTATTTGTTTGTGAATTCGTATTCATTATAACACGCAGTTGCGAAAAAATAAAGCGCAAACACGAGAAAGGAGTGAAACGCAAGTGAGTGTTACTAATGAGACTTTTGTAGGCTTGCAGGAATGGGGGATTGAGGTCAGAAAAGCCTGCCTCGATAAAAGCGTCAACCTGCACACTGTCTCAGAAGCAATCGGTCACAGTTACAGCGCCATTACATCATTGATAAGCGGCAGAGTAGTAAAGACGAACTACTTAGAGGTCGCAAAGAAGATCAATGAGTATTTGGGAATATCTGTACTTCCGGAAAAACCGAAGCTGCCGTCTGCTGAATGGTGCGCTGCTGTAAGAGCAAAGCTATACATTCTGAAAATGAGCATCGGCCAGCTGTCAGAGGAGACTGGTTTCAGCCGGGATAGATTATCCCTGGTGCTTAATGGACACACGATGGACGATCCGGTAATCGAAAGGATCAATGAGGTTCTCAAAATTGAAGTTCCGGTGATTCCTTCAAGCTCTGAGTAAATTATATCGGAAAGACAGGTAGAACAGAATGGGGAATGGCCCAATGAAAGAGAACACAAACGTATATTTTCAGGCAAGAAAAGAAGCGGCAACATGGGATTCGAGACTATTCAACCGTGATTTCGCAGCTGAGCAGCTTGGGATCGCATCATATACATTGGGAGAATATGAAAGAGGCGTTACAAAGGTAGTGCCTATCGACAAGGTTGTTTTGATGGCGGATCTGTATAATAAACCGGAACTGGTGACGAATTATTGCCGGCACGAATGTCCGGTGCATGGCTTCCTTCCGTTGGCAACCGAAGATAAAGGAATACAAGGAATAGCACTGAGGTTGCTGAGAGGGTTAGACGAAGATGATCTGGAGGAGATGAAGGACAAGCTGATTGATATAGCAGAAGACGGAAAGATCACGGAAGATGAAGTTCCAGAACTGAAAAAGATTATAAATCAGCTTAACCATATTGCGGAAGTTATCAGTGAGTTAAAGATTGTCGGGGAGAAATGCCTGAGAGGAAGATAGGAGGAGAAAACCTTATGAAACGTGCAATGAGATGGGTTTTGAAAAATGGAATACCTATCGCATTGGGAATTGTAGCGACAGTGGCGGCTGTGAATTATGCAAATGAATGGCGGGGCTATACCGCATATGGAAGTGAGTGGCTGGTATTTCCGGTCACAATTTTTATTTGCAGGAAGGCGATTGATTTATGGCACCATATCAGAAAGGAGCGGAAAAAGAGTGTGCGCAGATTGCATGATGTCAGTATGTAGCAGCAGATGTCCAAACGCACCGGAGCCGAAGTCGGTATACACCTGTTGTATGTGCGGATACGGGATCTTTGAGGGTGATAAATATTTTGACGGCCCGGAAGGATATGTGTGCGAGACGTGCATAGATGATATGTCTTCAAAAGAATTTATGGAAATGATAGGAGAACAGCTGAAAACAGCAGAAATGGAGGCGATAGCATGACAGAACAGACGACACAGGGGAGTGTTCCGGCGGTTCAGAACCAGGGTAAAGAAGTTCCGGTGGTAAATCAGATAAAATCCATGCTCTCTACGGATAACGTACAGAAGAGATTTGCAGAAGTCCTGGGTAAGAAAGCCCCTCAGTTCATGGCATCAATCACAAATACAGTGGCGGCCAGTAAGCAGCTGAAGCAGTGTCCGGCAACATCTATCATCGGGGCAGCATTTGTGGCGGCAACATACGATCTTCCGATTGACAGTAACCTGGGATTCGCCGCAATCGTGCCATACAACGAAAATGTATATGATCCAAGAACAAAGCAGTGGAAGAAAGTTCCGAAGGCACAGTTCCAGATGATGTACAAGGGCTTTATCCAGCTTGCAATCCGTTCCGGATATTATGAGAAGATGAATTACGCAGTAGTGTATGAGGACGAGCTGGAGTCGTACAATCCGATTACCGGAGAGGTAAAGTTCGTTGAGGACAGAAGCAAATGTACCCAGAGAGATGATGGAGATGAAAGCCATGTGGCGGGATATTACGCATGGTTCCGACTGAAGACAGGATTCAGCCAGGAATTATATATGTCAAAGAAAGCGGTTGATAACCATGCCAGAAAGTATTCCCAGGCGTATAGATATGATTTGGATAAAGGAAAGAAATCCAGTAAGTGGACAACAGATTTTGAGGCAATGGCATTGAAGACTGTGATTAAACTTCTCCTCAGTAAGTGGGGTATCTTGTCCGTGGATATGCAGAGAGCAATCCAGGACGATCAGAAAGTCTACGATGAAGATGGAGAGGGTACATACGGAGATAACAAGCCAGACATTGTGGAGGCGCAGGATCCGTTTGAGACAGAGCCGGCCGAAGATGATTCAGAGGTCGAAGATGTGGATATTGAAAATATGTAGGAGGAAATGACATATGGTTTTGACGGCAGAGAATTATTACAGCAGAGAAGCGAATGAAGAGTATATGAGCGTATCTCAGTTCAAGGATTTTTCCGGAACATACGGGAAGATGGCCTGCGAGTTCACGGCGATGGAGAAGCTGAAAGAGCGGTGGGAAGAACCGAAGTCAAAGGCGCTGATGGTCGGAAGTTATGTGGATTCCTATTTTGAGGGAACATTGGACAGCTTTAAGGCAAACAATCCGGATCTTTTCAAGAGAGATGGTGGACTCAAAGCGGAATATGTAAAGGCGGACGAGATCATCGAGCGCATTGAGAGGGATGCCTATTTTATGAAGTATATGAGTGGCGAGAAACAGGTGATTATGACAGGAGAACTGTTTGGCGCCAAGTGGAAGATCAAGATAGACAGTTACATACCCGATGTGGCGATTGTGGATCTGAAGGTTATGGCTTCAATCACACGGCTGGAATGGGTACGTGATATTGGATACCTTGATTTTGTGCGTTACTGGGGGTACGACATCCAGGGAGCGATTTATCAGGAGATCGTAAGACAGAACACAGGAAAGAAACTTCCGTTCTTTATTGCGGCAGCAACAAAGGAAACAGAGCCGGACATCCGGATTATCCATGTGACGGACAATTATCTGGCAGAGGCGCTGAATATGGTGCAGATGAATATGTCACGGGTTCTCCAGGTAAAGAGCGGAGAGGCTGAGCCGGACAGATGTGAATTGTGCGATTGCTGCCGGAAGAACAGGGTACTCACCAGACCTATCTCAATTACAGACCTTACAGCGGATATTTAAGGAGATGGCGTATGGCGGAAAAGAAATATTATTGGCTGAAGCTGGGAGATGAATTTTTCGGCGATAAGACAATAAAGAAGCTGCGGAAGATAGCCGGCGGCGATACATACACAATCATCTATCTCAAAATGCTGTTGTTGGCAGTAAAGCAGAATAACCGCCTGTATTTTGAGGGCGTAGAAGAAACGTTCCCGGCGGAACTGGCTCTGGAATTGGACGAAGATGTGGAAAATGTGGCTGTCACCTGCTCTTTTCTGGAGAAGAAAGGGCTTCTGAAAGTTATGAGCGAGGAGGAATTCATCCTGACGCAGTGCGATGAAATGGTCGGATCAGAAACGGATGCTGCCCGCAGGAAAAGGAAGCAACGCAATCTGGAAAGACTGGCGGGCGAAAAGCAGGCAGCACTTCCGGCAAGAGAAACCCAGGTACAGCTTTTCCACAGGCTGGTCGATGGATATGTTATATCAGATTACGTCAAGGAAAAGATGGAAACCTGGTTCAAATATAAGACAGAGCGGAAAGAGCCATATAAGGAGCAGGGTATGAAGTCTCTACTGAAGAGAGTGGAGACAAATACCGGGAAATACGGAGACCAGGCAGTATGCGATCTGATAGATGATTGTATGAGTAGCAACTGGAAAGGGATTATATGGGATAAGCTGGAAAAGACTCCGGTACGGCCAAGTATCCAGAACCGTGTAAGCGAGGTTGATAACTGGTAATGGAGAGAGACGAATTTAAAATTCTGGTAAAAAGCATGAAAGCGGTATATGCTCAGCCCACATTCCTTCCGGATCAGGATGCTTTTAATGTCTGGTATGCTCTTCTGAAGGATCTGCCATACGAACTGGCAAGCATGGCTGTTCAGAAGCATATGCTGACAGAGAAATTCCCACCCACAATAGCAGATATACGGGCCAAAGCAAACGAGGTGGTCGAGCGGCCGGCAGAAGATATAAGTGAATTGGAAGCATGGTCTTTGGTGAGAAGGGCAATAGGAAACTCCAATTATCATGCGGAAGATGAATTTAAGAAGCTGCCCGAAGCCTGTCAGATAGCGGTGGGAAGCCCTGCAAATCTTCGGGAATGGGCGATGATGGACTCAGATCAGGTGGCAACCGTGGAGCAGTCTCACTTTATCCGAAATTACAGAACGGCAGTAAAGAGGATGACTGAGGATAAGAAGTTACCGCCGGCATTTCGTGAAAGAATCGCTGAACACAGACGCAGACATGCTGAACTGAAAAGCAGGGATCAGCCCGAGATTGAAGATAAAGAAGAGGTGGAGGAACCGAAGGAAGAGGAAAAACCGTCCGGAATGTCGGAAGAAACAAGAAGAAAATTGGATGAACTTCTACGGAAGATCAGTATATGAAGGAGGCAAATATGGCACAGGGTGACAAGATTACATTGGAAAAAGTGGCAGAACTCAGTATATATGAGTGGCAGGATAGAGCGGCCGTGGCAACCGCCCTCCTGAAAAACGGATACACAATCGGTCCGGGAAAGAGAAAGAAAACACCGACAGGGAAGCAGCTTGATTATTACCTGGAGGTTTACAAGAAAGAGGAGACAGAGGAATGAACATATCCGGAACAAGTACGGTGGAAGGAGAGGCTATGAAGAGTATCAAATTTTCCATTCCAGGCCAGCCGATGGGAAAGCAGAGGCCCAGGGTGGTTCACAATGGTTCATTCAGCAAGGCTTTCACGCCAAAAGAAACTGTTACATACGAAAATCTGGTGAGGGTTATGTACCAGGAAGCTGCGAAAGGAAAGCGGTTTGCTGATGGCGATATGCTGGATGTGAGAATTATCGTGTACTATGGCATACCGAAATCCACCAGTAAGAAGAAACGGAAAATGATGCTGGAGCATAAGATCAGGCCGACAAAGAAGCCGGATTGGGATAATGTTGGGAAGATCATCTGCGACAGCCTGAATATGGTGGCGTACCATGATGACAGCAGCATTGTGGACGCCCAGGTGAGGAAGTTCTATTCGGAGAATCCAAGAGTAGATGTAACGATCCGGAGAATTGATCCGGGAGAGATTTAGGAGGAATTATGAATAGGCAGAGACGGAAGAAACTGACGGAAGCGTTTGAGAAGGTGACTGAAGCAATGGATATTCTGGAAAGCGTGAAGTCAGAAGAGGAAGAAAGCTACGAAAACCTTCCAGATAACTTCAGGGATGGAGACAGAGGAGAAGAAATGCAGAATTATATCGAAATGCTTGATGAAGCGTATGGGTATTTGGATGATGCAAACTCTGTGATTGAGCAAATTTAGGAGGAATATAAGTATGGCAGAAGAAAGAGTACAGACGGAAGTAGTCGAGACACCGCCGGCAAAGATGGAATTTCGACTGATAAATCCGACAGAGACGGGGTTCCTCAAACATATTGAGTGGAACAAGGCGGAACTGGAGGCTGTTGTTAAGGCAAAAGTGGACAGCTACAAAGGAATCGTATACACGGAGGAAACCTTAAAAAGCGCCAAGGCTGACAAGGCAGAACTGAATAATCTGCTGAAAGCGATAGAAGAACGTCGGAAAAAGGTAAAAGAGATCATCAACGAGCCTTATGCAGATTTTGAGAAGGAGCTGAAAAGCGTCACTGATCTTATCAAGAGACAGACGGAGGAGATCGGAAAGCAGATTGACAGCTTCGAGGATAAGCAGAGGGAGGAAAAGAAGCAGAAAATCCAGGAGGCATATGATTCAGCCATAGGTGATCTGAAAGAAGTTCTTCCCTTCACGAAGGTTTTTGATCCGAGATATCTGAATAAGACCTACAAGCTGAATACAGCAATTTCGGAAGTAAAGGCCAAAATAGAGAAAGTGAAGGAAGATCTCAGCACCATTGAGAGCGTCTGCGGGAAATATGCCCTTAATGCGAAGGATGTGTATGTGAGAACGCTTGATCTGTCAAAAGCCATGGCAGAAGAAAAACGTCTGAAAGAACTGGAGGAGAAGCTGGAGGCAGAAAAAATCCGGAAGCAGAAAGAGGAAGAGGAGCGCAAAAAAGCTGAGGAGCAGCGCAGGATTGAGACTGAAAGGCGGAGAAAGGAAGAGGAAGAACGCAGAGCAGCAGAAGCGGCGAGGGCGGCGGAACATGCAGAAGCGCAGCAGAAAGAGGAAATTCCATGGCAGAATGAAGCGGAAGCACAGGCGGCCGCAAGAGCCGTTGAAATCGGAATGAGTGTTCCGGAGACAGAGCAGAGCCGGCCGGTCCCGGAAGAACAGGTAATTGATCCGTTTACCGCTGAGAATCCGGAGCCTGTAAAAGAGAAAAAAGTCAGAGCAAAGTTCTTCGCTATAGGAACCAGGGACCAGCTGAAGGCGCTGACACAGTACATGAAGGACAATGGAATCAAGTATGGAAAGGTGGATTGAAGCAATGAGCGATTATGTAAAGCATTTGAATTTTGAGAGTGATACCTTCAGCGACATGAAAAGGGATATGAATTTTGTTCTTCAGAGGCTCCTGGGAAATATGCAGGAGAAGGGAGCCACAGAAGGAAGTATGACGCTGAAAGTTGACATCAGCCTTACGAATGAATATATCCCGAATTATGATCCGGAGGTCGAGGGAGAGAGTCGGAAAATCAGTAAGCCGAAATTCAAGCATAAAGTGACATCGGCGGTTCAGATCAAGGATGAAAAATCCGGAAACCTGGATACAGAGATGGAGCTGACCTTTGATGAAGAATCCGGAGAATATGTTATGCAGCCAGTAGCCAACACAGAGCAGAGGACCATTTTTGACAAGGACTTCCAGGATAATATGAACAGCCCGGAGCAGGAGGAAGAGGGCAAGTCGGCTGGCATCCCTCAGCTTCCAGGGCCGGAAGAGGATAATGTAATTGATGGAGATTACAAAGAGGTGGAAGATTCTGCCGGTCCGGAAGACGCCGACCGGGAAGATGAAGAGATCGAGGACATCACAGATGAAATCATGAAAGATATGGAGTCTGGCCTGGAGGAAGAGGAAGACACGGACGATTACGATTATGACGATCCGGAGGAGTAGAAATGGAAAGCGATATGACAACAATGCTTATATTCTTGATTCTTTGTGTCAGAGCAGCATTATTATTTCTGGAATGAGCTATGGAATGATTGGAAGCGGCTCAGACGCAAATGATCACCAGAAAGAACGGAGGAGAAGAATAAAGAAGTGGAGGAAAAGAAGGATGAAGGCAAAAAAGGAGAGAATGGCAAGCTATGTGCTGAGATCAAATAATCTTATGGCCTCCGGAAACCCAGGAGAGGCAAAGAAAATGCTTTCCAATGGTATGAAGTATTACAGCGGTAAGGTGATTAAGGCTATCAGCCCGTATGCTTCAGCGGATGCCGGGCTTTTGTCATTCGCTCTCCGCACACTGGCAAATGAGATAGAGGCAAGTCAGCCCGGGTCAAGAGCGTTAAGAGAGGAACTGGAGCGGATCACTGAAGGAGCGCTCAGCAAATCCACTGAGAAGATTCAGAAACCAACTGCGAGGTGAGGCATGAGAAGATATAAACTGGTCCATGAGAGAATCCGGCAGGAAGAAAAGCGTCTGCAGTCCGTTTATGACAGTATGCCGATAAAGGGAAAGGATACACGGCCGGATACCCAGAAAAGAGTTCTTCAGGAGATGCGAGAAATGACATTCCTTCTGGCCCGTGAGTGCAATGTACTGGTGAATTATCCAAAACTCAGCATACAGGGAACAAAGGTTGTTCTGGGGCCTCCGTCAATCATGCTTCCCAGCTGTCGGTTCGTATCATACGAGGAATTGAGAGATTTGGAAATCAGCAGAATAAAAGGGAAGGAGGCGAGAGGAAAATGAAGAGCGAAGCAGGAGGAAACTTCGGACAGTGTAGATCATGCGGAGCCAGGATCATGTGGATCAAAACAAAATCCGGAAAGAATATGCCGGTTGATCCGCAGTTCGTTGATTACAGAAAAGTGGCCGGAGGCAAAGAGAGGCTTGTTACTCCGACCGGAGATGTAGTAGCGGGCGAGAGGTGCAAGGCCGGAGAAGCAGACGGCTACGGTTACATATCCCATTTTGCTACCTGTCCGGGATACAGAAAATCATAAATAAAAGGCCGCCCCTTGACGAAGCAGCCCAACGCTATTGAGGATTATACCTCAGAAACACTGATTAAGTCAAGGAGGTGGCACCAATGGTTGAGAAAGAATTGGCCCAGGAAGCACAGCAGGAGCCGGAGGCTCCGGAGAGCAAGGTTGAGAAACGGTATGTAGTCATTTCAGAGGAAGACCTGGATAATCTGATCAGAAATGCCGGAAGAGAGGGGGCAAAGAAAGGTGTAGAGGCATACGAGAAGCGGAAAGAGAAGGAAAGAGAAGAGTTGGCGGATAAGCTGCGGAATAGCGCAAAGGACGTTATCATCAATTACCGCCGGCTGAAAGGACTGAAGAATACTTCCGTATGTGATGTGGATTCGGTGACGGACCCTACGCTGAAGGAGATACTGGAAGGGCTGGCCGGGAGAATCCGGGAAGATGAATTTACCCTGAACAGCACCACAAGGAATAAGATCAAGACAGGGATGCTGATGAACCATGTGGACGTAAAGCTGGAGGAGTACAAGAAGGAGTGCCGGCGGAGCCGGATCATAGATGTCCAGAGGCGGTACAGGGTAATCGAAATGCTGTATCTCCGGGAGGACAGAATGAGCGTTGAGGAAGTGGCAGAAGTAGAGGAGTGCGATAAGAGTACAATCTACAGGACGCTGGAAAAGGCATATGATGATCTCACAGTGCTGATGTTCGGAATAGACGGAGTTATCACGATGGGAATGAAGCGGCAGGCAAGGAAAAATAAGGGGAAAACGGTGCGAAGTGCCGCAAAAGAAAAATACTCAAATGCGAAAAAGATGCACTAGACTTGCAAAGATGAATCTGGTAACATGGTAATCAGCCAATAAACCATATGTCACCCCTAAAAAATAGGTTTTTCTGCCATGTTTCTGGGAGTCCGGGAGGATGCCTCTTCCCGGAAAGCCCCAGGAATTATTAAATATCGTTTAACTTTTCCAGTGAATATGTACTTAGAAAAGTTCGCATAGTATAATATAATTACAGAAAATAATCGCAAATGCGAGGAGGAATGACATTATGGCTATTTGGACAAGCCGGTACAGCAATAAGGAGCTGTCCGAGCATAAGGAAAAGTATTATTGTGTTGGAATCAGCATCGGAACACCGAAGTTCCCACTGGGGTATACGCTGGAGCAGCAGTGCTACTCGCTGGCTCCAAAAGGCTATATGCTGAAGATGGGGAAAGAGGAGTACCAGGAAGCGTATTACAAGAAGCTGGAGGACATCGGAGCTGATAGAATTATCGGAATGGTTGGAAGAATGGAAGCCATGGCCGAAGTTGAAGGAAAGGATCTGGTTCTCCTATGTTACGAAGACGTACGGAATCTGGAGGACTGGTGCCACAGAACGATGTTTGCTCAGTGGTATTGCGAACACACCGGAGAGATCATCGAAGAACTGAAAGACCCGAATCCACCGAAAGGAAAGAGAACGATACAGACTAAGAAAGACAGCAAGAAGCCGGCGGCTCAGGAAGATGCAAAGAAGGAAGACGACAGCTATCAGCAAATGAGCCTGTTTGGAATGGCCGGCGTAACAATATAATATCCGGAACTGGTGAAAGCATCACACTTCCCTTCCAGGGGAGAGTTCCTGTTCGTTGCAGGGTTCCGGTCCAAAAACAACGGCATCGAATCCGAATGGAAACGATGCCTTTTTGTTTTCGTGTATGTTCTGGGTGCTGACACGTAAAAATCAACCAGAGGCCTATGCTTGAAGGTAAAGGCAAGGCGCATCTGAATAAGGTGCGCTATTTTGTGCAAATTGCCAGAGAGGTATCAAAAATCTCCGGGGCTGTACCGGAGCAACCCCTCTGGCTTTTGTATATATTCAACAAAAAAGAAAGGAGTGGTGCAGAGATGGCATTTTTCAGAGACCCAGGAGAGATGTTCCTGGGCTGTTTAGGCACGGTTGAGCAGCGGTTTCTGGTTACTCTGATTGAGACAGCGGCAAAGTCGGGATACACACGGTTTGTTGAGCCGTGCGCCGGCACCTTCGCCATGGCAAACCTGGCTGTCCGTTCCGGGTTCAAGCCGGAGCAGATTGAGACAAGCGATGTGTCCATGATGACCACAGTGCTTGGGTATGCCATCACAGATCAATCTTTGGAGCCTCTGGAAATCCATGCACAAGGCTTTACCGATCAAGAGCTTCTGGACCCGGCAACGGCTTTGTACGCACAGATGTACCTCAGAACATCAAAGACAGCGGGCAATGAGTATTACCACAATATGCTGATGGATCTGAAATACAGGAGAGAGGAACACATCGCCAGCATCCGGGAGCAGATTGAAAAGACCAGAGAACTTCTGCATGGAATGAGTTACCGGCCGCTGGATATGTGGGAGCATCTGAAGGAAGTTCTGGACGATCCTCATACACTGGTCATAGCGAATCCTCCGACATACTTCTCCGGCTACGAGAAATTCTACGACACACAGGGGAAGATGACCTGGAAGGAACCGGAGTATCAGCTGTTTGATCCGGCCACCGGACATCAGCAACTCTTTGATATGTGCATGGACGCAAAGGCACTGGTGATCTGTTACCAGGAAAAGCGAGTGGGAGAAACCGTGGGGCATACGATCTTTGCCAGATCTGGAACCAGGGCAGACCTCAACAGCTACATCACAACGAACAGAGAAGAGGAAGCCGTTTCCCTGGCTCATGGGAAGAAAATCAAGAGATCATCTGAGAGCAAGCTGGAGCCTCTGGAGTGTAGTATGCTGCCGAGAGATTACGAGATCACAGAAGAGAGCAAGTTGAGCGTAATTTCGATAAAGGCGGCACAGGCACAATACTACCGTGTGTTATGGACTCATAACTTTGTCGGCTCTTCTGCAACCTGGAACCGGGCATTGCTGATTGATGGATATGTGGCGGGCGTCTTTGGAATATCGAAGATGGCCGCAGATTCTCTGTTTGTCTGGTATGTGATGAAGGTGCCTCACGAGAAGTACCGGCTCGGCCGGCTCTGCTATATGCTGGCTCAGAACCGGGAATTTACGGATTCTCTTCTGGATGACTTAGATCAGGAGAAGGTGGAGAAAATCCGGACCGCTATGCTGACGAAGTATCCGGAGAACAAGGAAGTCCGTGGAATTATGAAACTGGTGAGCAGAGTACAGGATAAGCAAAACGGCTACAAGCTAACCTATGAGGCACCGCTGATAGAAGGGCGGTCCGAAAAGGAGACGCTGAAAGAGTGGCTGAGAAGGGAGAAGCAATGGCAGGAGAACAGAGCAAAGGCTATGAAGTAATTTATGATATGGGTTCCGGCCTGGTGATTGCCAAAGTACAGATCGACCGGGTGAAGGAACAGGACATCAACGCCCGCATTATGAAGAATGAGATGCAGGATCAGCTGACGGCAAATATCAAGAAGAGGGGGCAGCTTGAAAGTTTGCCCTTCCTGGTGCTGGTGGATGGAAAGCTGGAGATCGTCTCTGGACATCACAGGATCAAAAGCGCCAGGGCCGCCGGACTAAAGGAACTGATTGTCATTCTGGATGTGAGCGGGCTGACGAGAAGCCAGATTGCGGCGAAGCAGCTGGCCCACAATGCAATCTCCGGATTTGACGATGACTCAACACTGAGAGAGATTGTGAAGATGATTACCGATGTGGACGACATGTTGGAGAGTTTCATCGGGAAGGACATCATGGAAGAACCGCTGGAACAGTATGACAAACTGGCGTCACCTGCGGTTCATTTTGATTTCAAGAATATCACGTTCGCTTTTCTTCCGCACCAGATCAACGACATGGATATTCTGCTGAAGAATCTGGAACACTCCGGGGCCGACATTATAGGTGTGGCGGCCTATGAGCAGTGTGAACACTTCGTGGAGACGCTGGACAAGTACCAGAAGTTCTCCGACATACGGAATGTGGGTGCGGCGATACACTCCATGATTGAGAGTGTGAATGAGAAGATGGATGCAGTCGGGTTCAATGAAGAGGAAGAATGGACCTATCTGACGAAGTTGTTCGGAAGCAGTGCTGTACCGGCTGAATCGGCCGAAGTTATAAAGCAGGCAATCAAGAAGGCTGAGAAGGACGGCACAGTGACAAGTAAGAACAGATGGCAGCTGATCGAGTACCTTTGCGCTGATTATCTGAGCGGTAAATAGGTGAATCATGGCAGCAAAGCCCAAATACAATCCAGACTACCACGATGACTGGGCGTGGTCTTTGGCTGCTATGGGAGCTACCAACGAAGAAATAGCAAAGGCGATGGGAGTTTCCAAACGTACCATCATCCGATGGAGCCAGGAGCATGAGAGTTTCGGGGAATCGCTGGCGAGAGGAAAGGGTGTTTCTGATGCCAAAGTGGTCAGAAGCCTGTACCAAAGGGCTGTCGGGTATGAATACGAGGAGGAAAAGCGCATTGTTGAGTATGACAAGGAAGGAAATATTAAGCCTGTCAAGGTGGAGAAGACAAAGAAACACGTTCCGCCGGATGTTGGAGCGCAGTGCTTCTGGCTGAAAAACCGACAGCGGAGTATGTGGCAGGATAGACCTGAGTTTGTTCCGGAAGTTTCGGAAGATGAAGACCAGGTTCAGTTTTACCTGCCGGATAATGGGAGGGATCAGAGACGAGAAGAGTAATAAGGATTGGCCCGCAGGAAGGACCGCAGGAGAGATTCCTTGCTACATCGGCTGATATTTGCATTTATGGCGGAGCGGCCGGCGGCGGAAAAACCTTTGGACTTCTGCTCGAACCGATCCGGCACATGAAGAATAAGAACTACAACGCAGTGATCTTCCGTAGCAATTATACGCAGGTCACTTCCCCCGGAGGACTCTGGGATAGTTCAGGAAAGATTTACAGCCTCGTGAAAGGTGCTTATCCCTTAAAGACACCTAAACTACATTGGACATTTCCAAGTGGCGCCACGGTCAATTTTGCACACCTGGGAAGTGACGATGACTGTAATAACTGGCAAGGATCACAGATTGCCATGATAGGATTTGACGAACTGACGCATTTTACGAAGCATCAGTTTTTCTATATGCTGTCCAGAAACAGAACGGATTCCGGTGTAGCACCGTATGTCAGAGCCACATGCAACCCGGACGCTGATAGCTGGGTGGCCGACTTCATCAAATGGTGGATCGAACCGGGAACCGGATACCCTATCCCGGAAAGGAGCGGAGTGATCCGGTACATGATAAGAGTGAATGACGAAATCATTTGGGGAGATTCGGTCGAGGAACTGGCCCAACAGGGATACGATTCGGCAGATGTAAAGAGCGTCACATTCATAGCATCCACTCTGCAGGACAATAAAATTCTGATGGAGATAGACCCAGGGTATCTGGCGAATCTCAAAGCACTTCCAACGGTTGAAAGGGAGCGTCTTTTGTTTGGAAACTGGAAGATCAAAGCCGCCGCCGGCCTGTACTTCAGAAGAACGCAGGTAGGAGCCATGCTGGAGGAACTGCCGAAAGATGTTATTTTGTGGTGCCGTGGATGGGATTTAGCGGCCACAAGTGAAGATGAAGACGGAGATCCGGCATATACGGCAGGAGTTTTGATCGGAAAGAGAAAGAACGGACGGTATGTTGTGGCCGATGTGATTAATAAGCGGCTCTCAGCTTCAGATGTCCGGAAACTTATTAAGATCACAGCCCAGGCGGACAGAGCGAAATACGGAAGAGTGATCCAGAGGCTTCCACAGGACCCAGGACAGGCCGGAAAAGAACAGGCCCAGTCCTACACAAAGATGTTGGCCGGCTTCCTGGTAAAGACCATAGGAGAGTCCGGAAGCAAGGAGTCCAGGGCCGAACCGTATGCCGCACAATGGCAGGCCGGGAACGTAGATGTACTGATAGCTGACTGGAATGAGATGTATTTCAATCAGCTGGAGTCATTCCCGGAATCAAAATTCAAGGATATGGTCGATGGAAGCAGTTCTTCCTTCAATGAGATTGAGAGCGGGGCAACCTATTCAGCACCGCCGAAAGGATCTCTGACCAAAGAAAGCTACTGGAGAAAGTGAGGTGAGATAAAGTGGCATTAAGCGGAAGAGAAATAGGTCGTATCGGACAGAACCGGTACGGCGGAATGATATTTGAAGAATTTCTCCCGGAACTGAGAGGCCGAAGAGGAATCGAGGTTTACAAGGAAATGGAGAATAACGATGATGTTGTCGGAGCCATCCTGTTTGCTATGGAAATGCTTGTCCGGCAGGTCGATTGGACGGTTGATCCGGCCGGAGATTCGGTCAAGGATAAAGAGGCGGCAGAATTTGTCCAGAGCTGCATGAATGATATGCAGGTGACATGGATAGATACCATTTCGGAAATCCTGTCTTTCCTCACTTACGGATGGAGTTATCACGAGATTGTGTATAAGCGCCGCATGGGAAACACCAGAGACCCAAGGACGAAAAGCAAGTATGCTGACGGACTGATCGGATGGATGAAATTACCGATCAGAGCGCAGGAGACGCTTTATCAGTGGGAGTACGATGAAAACGATAACCTGTTGGGGATGACTCAGATGCCGCCTCCGACATTTGGAACATACACAATCCCGATCAGTAAGGCTCTGCACTTCCGGACCAGAAGCCGGAAGGACAACCCGGAGGGAAGGAGTATTCTGAGAAATGCTTACCGGTCCTGGTTCTTCAAACGGAGGATACAGGAGATTGAGGGAATCGGCATCGAGAGAGATCTGGCCGGCTTACCGGTTATCTATGCTCCGCCGGATCTTGATATTTGGGATGAAAACAATACTCAGACGGTGAGCATCAGAATGGGTCTGGAAGCCATGGTGCAGAATATCCGCCGTGACGCCATGGAGGGAGTGGTCCTCCCGGATGGATACAAGCTGGAACTTCTCAGTTCCGGAGGAACACGGCAGTTTGACACGAACGCCATAATCGGAAGGTACGACACCAGAATTGCGATGACAGTTCTGGCCGACTTTATTTTCCTGGGGCATGAGAAGGCCGGAAGCTGGTCTCTCAGTTCAAACAAGACGGATATGTTCGCCCTGGCCTGCGGCGCTTTCCTTGACATCATCTGCGAGACATTCAACAGCCAGGGAATCCCGGCATTGATCGACATGAATGGACAGCATTTTGAAGGAATCACTGATTATCCGAAAATGAACCACGGAGACATTGAGGACGTTGATATTCAGCAGTTCTCAGCCTTCGTGAAGGATATGACAGGAATCGGTATTCTTGTTCCGGATGACGGGCTTGAAGATTATGTTCGCCAGGTTGGACATCTCCCAGAGAGAACTTCTGACACAAGGACCATTGACGGAAAGAGGGAGAAACAGCAGATGCAGAACCAGCCTCCAGAGCCGGAGACAGCTGCAGGGAACGAACCGGAAGAGGATGCTGAAGAAATACCAGAGGACGTAGTTGAAGCGGCAAAACGCCGCCTGGGGAGGTATCGGTAATGGCAATATTGATAAGGCCGCCAGGACACCGCCTCAAGAAGAGGAGAAAGAGTGTCACTGCACAGCAGGTTTTAGAGCGCCTGGAAAAATACCTCAACGAGAATACAGACGAACCGGTTGAAATGCTCTGCGGATTCTGGAAGGACCAGCAGGACGCCATCACCTACCAGGAATTACGAGAAGCCGTAAAGGATGGATACCTGGACGAGTCGATCTTCCGTGAGTGGTCGCAGGACTATTCAGTGATGATGCTGGAGAAGATGGTTCCGATCTGGACAGCATCCATGGAAGCCGGAGCCATGGCACAGCCGATCATCACGCCTCTGGAGTTCAGTTTTGATACTCAGACACCGGGCGTTCTGAACTGGATCAATACCCGTGGAGGAAACTTCGTGACATCATGCACCAGGGATCAGAGGCAGGCGATTGCAGCCCTTCTACAGAAGAAAATCACAGAGCAGTACACGATTGATGAACTGGCACGTCTGATCCGGCCATGTATAGGGCTGACAAAGGACCAGGCGAAAGCAACATCGAGGCTGTACGACCATGTGAAAGCCACTCTGGAGAAGGACCACCCACGGATGAAGAGAGAAAGCATCCGAAAGAAAGCCGTGGACGCCGCCGTGAAATATGCAGAGAAGCAGCACAGGCAGAGAGCCTTTACGATTGCTCAGACTGAAATGGCGTTTTCGTACAACCGTGGCGCCGATGAAGGAGTCAGACAGGCCATGAACGCAAACCTGTTGGGCGTGTGTGCTAAAAAGTGGTGTACTTCCGGGGATGACCAGGTGTGTCCAACATGCGCCGCCTTGGACGGAACAATCATAGAGATGGACCAGGAGTTCGGATTCAAGGGAAGAATTTTATTCCCTGGACACAAGCAGCTTCCGCCGGCTCACCCACGCTGCGGATGCGCTGTTGAGTATATAGAAATATCGCCTCCGGTATTTTGACCGATGGCAGAAAGGAGAAGCATGAGAAAGTTCAGTGAGTTGATTATGAAATCCGCTGAAGATCCTGAAAAACAGCAGGAGATCAATAAAAAGCGGTTCAAAATCGCAAAGGCAGATGATGAAAAGCACCAGGCTTTCGGATGGGCCAACGTCTCCATACGGGCAGACGGAGAACTGATCGAAGACTGGCAGGGAGACATCGTTGAGCCGGATGTGTTGGAGCAGGCCGTATATAAATTCGTGGAACTGTACCGGGAAGGTGGAGAGATGCACGAAAGAGGCGGGGTTGCCGTTCTGATAGAAAGCGTAATCTTCACGGAAGAGAAGATGAAAGCTATCGGAATTGAACCTGGAACAATCCCTGTAGGATGGTGGATTGGCTTTAAGGTCCTGGATGATGATGTTTGGGAGAAAGTCAAAGATGGCACATATTCCATGTTTTCGATAGAAGGAGAGGCCCAGCGTATTGAAGTCGATGAAGACGGGAATGAAATCCCGGAAGACACAGAAGAAAGCTGAAAATGCCCGGTAAAACACGGGCGTATTGAGTTTTTCAGCGATGAAAACCTATCTACTATACCTTTGAGAATCTAAAAAGGGCGTAGGTAGGGATTTTTGAAACGATATTTGAGAGAGCGTCCGGAAACGGATGCTTTTTTAAATATATATCACAGAGGAAAGGAGGTACGCTGAAAAGTGGCAACAAAATTGAAAGGTCTCAAAGTCAAAAAGGTTGACTTTGTGGACGAAGGAGCAAACCCGGACGCTCACATCACCCTGTTTAAGAGCAGAGATGGGGCGCCGGGAAAGACTTCAGGATCAGAACCGAAGGAGAGTATCTGGAAGAGGCTGTTTGGCCCGCTGGCAAAACTGGCCGGAGTAGCACCCGAAGAACTGGACAACGCTGTGGAGGCTATTGAGAAGTCGGGTGCCATGACTTTCTCTGAGCAGATGAATGAGAGGAAGACCATAAAGATTGCTGATGAGATGTGGGATATTTGTTTCGCCCTCCAGAACTCCCTGGCATCAATTATGAGAGATGAAGAGTTGGATTCCAAGGAAGCATCAGACGCCATGCAGGAAAGCCTGGATGATTTTGTGGCAGTCGTAGAGGACGCCATCGACAGATGGTCTCTCGGCAAATCCGCCTGTATCTCTAAGAAGTGCGGAAAGGTCACAAAAGAGGAACTGGATGATATGAAATCCGCCAGAGAGAAACTGGATGACGAGATCAAGAAGGCTTCAGCTGATCTTGAAGGAGAGGAAAAGAAACCTGCAAAAAAGAATGAAAACCCGAAAGGAGAAGAGGAAGAGATGAACATTGACAAGAGCAGAATGACTCCTGGTGAGAGAGCATTTCTTGAAGAAATCGAAAAGAAATACGGCTCCCAGGAAGAGACAAAGCCGGCCGCCGGAGCAAAAACAGAGGAGAAGAAAAAGGAAGAGGAAAAGCCTGCTGTAGCAAAATCCGCTCCGGTTCCTGCCGTGGCAGATCCCACTACTCCTGCTACTGGAGCAGAGGATGACATCTATAAGGGGTTGAATCCTGAGGTTAAAGCAGAGATTGAGGCTCTGAGGAAATTCCGTGAAGATGCGGAGGACAGAGAACTCCATCAGCTTGCTAAGAAGTACACCATCATTGGAAAGAAAGAGGAAGAACTGGTTCCGATGCTGAAGAGATTCAAGGCGGCCGGCGGAACTGCATATGATGACATGATTGCCATGATGGATGCCATGGTGTCTGCAACAGAGAACAGCGGTATGTTTTCTGAGATTGGGAAATCTGGTGGATACGGCAATGTTTCCACTGTTGCCAAGAGTGCATCTGAAGGTAGAGTTGATGTGATCGCAAAAGGATACATGGAAAAAGATCCGTCCATGAGTTATGCAGATGCAGTAGCCAAAGCATGGGAGAACAACCCGGATCTTCTGGCAGAGTATGACAGAGAAGCAGGATTTTAAGGAAGGAGGATACACTGATGGGAAAGAATTTTAACGGAGCGCACATTAACGGCTCACCCACAATCACAGAAGCGGCAGGGGCAAAAATTGATGATTGCCGCAACAAGATTATGAAGTACGACAGCAATGGAGATGTTGTTCTTGCCGCGGCAGGCACAGATATTCCTCTGGGAATCGCCATCATTGAGGCTGGATACAATGACTTCACCGGCGCTGAATCAGGAAAAGTGGAGATCGGAGATGACGTTGACATCCAGGTAAAAGACATCGGATATGTGCTTGCTGGAGTCGCAATCACCAAAGGACAGGAAGTAGCCGCAGGTGCCAACGGGCTTGCCGCTGTAGCAGCTGCCGGGAATTATGTTCTCGGTATCGCACTTACGAGCGTAAAGGCGAATGAATACTGCCGTATCCAGATAACCAAATATCAGAAGGCACCTGCGTCAGAATAAGAAGGAGGTATAAGAGACAATGAGAACTACAGCGAATGGAATTAAAGCGGAAATCGCAAAAGGAATTTTCCGACCGCACACCGCACTGACCAACATGGCCCTGTCTTACTACCAGTCAGCGGCCAATTATTTTGCAAAGGCGATCTTCCCGATCTGCCCCGTGGATCAGTCCAGCGACAACTACTACATTTTCGACAAAGAGGATCTGCTGAGAGACAACTGGCAGAGAAAACCCGCATATGGCAAAGTTGACCCGGCGGTTGTATCTGAGCATACAGATACTTATACCTGCAAGGTGGATCAGATGATTATGGGAATCGACCAGATTCGCCAGACGGACCTCCAGCGCAGACAGGGTCCGACCATCCGTGATCCGAGAGTCCAGAGAACGAAGACTATCGCAGAGCAGGCTAACATTCACCAGGATGTAATCTTTGCGAATGGTTTCTTCAAAGCGGGGGTATGGGGGAATGAACTCTCCGGCGTTGACAGCACATCGCCTACCACCGGTCAGTATATTAAATTTTCCAACGACAACTCAGACCCGATCAAATTCATTGACGAGCAGAAAACTGCCGTAAATGAGGCAACAGGGCGGACACCGAACAGGCTGGCTTTGGGAGCGCACGTTTTCGATGCACTGAAAGTACACCCGGCGATTCTGGAAAGAGTAAAATATGGCGGTTCCACTCCGAATCCGGCAATGGTTACAGAGAATGTACTGGCTCAGCTGTTTGGTGTAGAGAAACTGGTCGTATTAAAGTCCATTATGAATAAGGCAGCTATGGGAGCGACAGCAGACATGGGCTACATCGGCGATCCTGATTCCTTCCTTCTGGCTTATGCTACTAACTCTCCGTCTATTGACGAGCCGAGTGCAGGATATATTTTCACTTGGGATATGCTGGGTGATGGACAGATCCTCCCGATCTTGAACTACCTGGGCGCACCGGGAACTCATTCTGAGTATGTGGAAGGTCTGATGGCAAACGACATGAGAAAGACTGCGGACGATCTGGCTGTATTCTGCAAAGAGGCTGTCTAAGGAAGGAGCGTGCTATATGAGACTTATTGCACGAAGACCTTGCAGTTTTGGAGGCAAGAAGTATTTTATCGGAGATGAAGTTCCTGCGGAGGATGTCATCAATCCCACAGTCCAAGAGGACCAGGGAACACTCGCCATTGTTAAAGACGAACAGGGCGCCGCTCTTGAAACTGCAGGAGACGGGAAAGTAACAATCCCTGTTATCAGAGACGGAGAAGGAGATGTTGCGGACGTGCTGTCCATTCCCTTAACAGAGGGAGAGGTTCAGCACGTTTTTGCTATCATGCAGATGACGGCTGACAAAGCGGCTGAAGCCATGGAAGATGTGAACTCAGAAGAGGTTCTGATCGTACTCCATGCGGCAGACAGCCGCTCTGGTGTCAAGAAAGCTGCCAAAAAGAGAGCAGAGCAATTATCCTCCACCAACCAGAATCAGAACGAATCCGCAGGCGGTAACGAAACCACAGAGGATAGTACAGAGTCCGACACATGATCGGAAAGAGGGAGGTGAAGCCTCATGGCAGGCAACTATACCTATGCACCTGACAAAATCCAGGAAAACGGCAAAGACCGTATGCGGTTTGAGCTGGGAGATACGATGGTCGAAGGAAGGTCTGACACATCTGCTTTGACAGACGAGGAGATTGAGGCTGCCTTCAAGATGTATCCGGATAGTTGGAAGAGGGCGAAGCTGGCGCTTCTGGAAAGTATCTGCCGGCGCTTTGCATATGAAGTTGACACGAAAGAAGGGCCGCTCTCTTTTTCGCTGAACCAGAGGGCGAAGTTATGGCGGGATGATTATGAGAAGCTGAAGCAGGAGGTGGAGATGGAAAGTGCTGCTGTTCCTGCTTCGGCCACTTCCGGGAAAAAGAAACCGCCGTATTTTTATGCCGGAATGATGGGAAATCCGAGAACAGGAAGGAGGCCTGGTGAACGGTGAGACGGTCGTATATGTATCTCCGGCCAGGGAATTTGTATAAGGATTTCATCATTGAGGGGCACACGGAGAGCGTAGGGAAGACAGGACGGCCAACTACATCCTATTCCCCGAAGGGAGATCAGACGCTCCGAGGTGCGCTTGCAGAGGCAACGCCGAAACAGAAAATGGAGTGGAAGCAGTTACAGCACCCGATCACCCATACGATTGTCCAGGATGGAAGGCCGCTGGCGAAGCAGGAGGATAAGCTGATACTTGGAGACCGTGTATTCCTCATTCAAGGAGTGGACGAGCCTGGAAGTATTGGCGTATGCACAATCTATTATGTTGAAGAAAGGATGGATGTATCGTGAGAATTACACTCGACACATCAGCACTGAGTGGTGCGGCACAAAAGGTCCAGGAAAAAGTCAGTGAAGTTCAGGCCAGAACAAACAGACAGGTGCTTTCCAGAGGAACCCGTGCCGTGAATCAGTTGCGAAATGCTGAACTGGAAGTCCTCAGAGGACAGAGAAGCGGCCGGGTATATAAAAAGCCTCACAGCAATGCCACCTACACCGCTTCAGCACCAGGAGAGCCACCGGCCAGGAGGACAGGTAATCTCCGCCTGCACTGGAATGGACAGGTAAAAGGAGGAGTCTCCAGCGGAACTAGTGCAAGCATGACATTATCTCTGGAAAGCCAGGAATATTATTCGGGCTATCTGGAAGACGGAACAAGCAGAATGGCTCCCAGACCATTCAAGGATAGAATCACAGAAAAGGCCATGCCTCAGATCAATGCGATCTTTGACGAGCCGTATGTGTGAGGAGGTGCATAGATGGATTTACTCATAAGCGAAAACGGGAAGGTCTTCAACACAGAGGCCATCCAAAAAGGCTTCCTCGTAAGCGCAAAGCATAAATGCTGGGATGAACCCAAAAACGGAATCATTTCTTCTGTTACTCCGGACGAATTAAGGATTCTTTATTGTCCTGGGATTGCGAATGTAACGAGATTTTTCTTTGTCAGAGCATCGGAAGTAGACGAAGGACAATGGGAACTGAGATGGTCCGAAGATATGACAAGTATTGAGGAGTATAAGCCGGAGGAGGTACAGCAGAATGACGCTTGAGGAACTGATTTATCAGAGATTCTCCACCTATGAGGCGTTTTCTGATAAACTTACCACCTATGCGGGGCGTCCGGCAGCATTTTACCAAAAGGCTCCGAACGACAAGCAGGAAGGGTGGGGAGAAGAACAATATCCACGGGTTGTATATACGATTGATATGCAGGCAGATCAGGAAAGAAAGAGTGCCGGCGTAATGCAGGTTGATCTGTACTGCGATGAATCGAAGAACGTACCTGAGGATATAGAGCCACTCATTCGGGAGTGCTTAAAGAATCTGATTGTAAAGCCAGACGGCAATTCACATTATGCTTTCGCCTGGGCCAGAACAGAAATGTTCGACTACATCCCAAGCGGAAGAGACAGAGGTGTGAGTACCAGGATCATCGGAGCCACAATACGGTTTGACATCCTGGAATACAGTCAGCAGGAAACATCAAATCCTGACCCGGCAAAGGCGGTACAGAGGTGGCTGAAACAGCTGGAGCCGTCTGCCGTGGTGATAGGTGAAGATCATATTGAAATGTTTTGTGAGCCGAGCGGAGAACGCCCGGCTTTTTATGTGCGTGTCGCAAGTTACAAGACAAACCGTGTAACGTATGCGATCACATGGCTGGATTGCGTACTGGCAATCCATGTAATAGCGCCGGAACCGGAAATGAGAAACAGCTGGGTCAGATGGTTGGCGGATCAGTTCAACATCGCAGGAGAAGTAACCATGTTGGATGACAGCATCATGCTCCTCCAGGAAGTATCCGTTGACACATCGGCAGATTACCTGTCTAAAGGGCAGATCACGATAAAGGCGCAGTATTCAATGTCACGGCTCGGAGCGGAACCACACCCTCTGGGTTACACAACGATTCAAGAATAGGAGGGACGCTGGAATGGCGAGGACAAAAAGCGCAGAAGCCGCAGTGCAGGAGAAATCCGGTACAGAGGTAAATTCCTCCACTGAAGCTAAAGAAAACGGCGCAGTGGGCGGTAACAAAGCGAAAAAGGGAAAAGAGACATCCACTTACACAGTGGAAGAGTTTGTAAAGGCGGCGGATTCCGTATTCGGGAAGCACTACAGCCCGGATATTATCCGTGCAGCTATGAAAGTGGCTGGAAAAACAGAGGCCACAAAGGAAGAGGCAAAGAAAATTATTTCCGAATTTGCAGAGAAGGAGGTTAAGTAGGAATGAGTGGATTTTTTACGGTTGGAGAAACCAAAGAACGTCCTGGCGTTTATAAGCGTTACGAGAACGCAGGCGGAGTAGAAAGCGCAGGCGTTGCCGAAGATGTGGGATGCGCTGTTGTTTCCGGAAATTGGGGGCCGCTCAATACTCCGGTAAGAACGGATGCAAGCATGGACATTTCAACAGTGATAGGAAGCGGAAGCGGGGCGGACGTTATCACCGAAATGAGAGCCGGTGGTCTGGATGAAATCGTGGTAGTCAGAGTAGGAAGTGGTGGCACAGCCGCCACAGTTACATTACAGGATACTACTGCTGACACCGCAGTAGATGTCGTTGGGCTTACAGCTCTTTATCCTGGGGATAGAGCGTTTGCTATCACAATCAAGGATTCCCTGGAGGATGAAAGTTTAAAACAGGCAATCCTGTATGAAGATACAAAAATTTTGGAGTCCGTAACCTTTGAGGCTGGAGAAAATGAGGTTGACGGACTTGTCAACGCTCTCGCAAACAGCGCATATGTGAAAGTGGAGAAAAAAGCTGCTGGAAATGGAACTCTGGCAGATGTAGCGCAGAAGAAATTCACAGCCGGCACAAATCCGACAGTTAATAATACAGCGTATAGTGATGGATTTTCCGCAAGTGAGGCTGAAACGTGGAATATGATCTGTGTTGACACAGATGATACGGCCGTACACGCTCTTCTCCATGCGTTCATCAGCAGAATTTATGAAGATGGTGCCTACCCGATGGGCGTTGTCTCCGAGAAACACACTGTTGATTTGGAAGACAGAATGGAACACGCAGCCGCCTTCAATGATGAAAAAATTCATTATGTGCTGAATAGCTGGGTTGGATCAGATGGAACTATTTATGAAGGGTATCTTGCGGCAGCAAGGATCGCCGGAATGATTGCGGCATCAGCAGCAAACGAGTCTCTCACTCATACAGTAATTTCCGGAGCGACAACGCTGAATGAGGCGCTTACCAACGCTCAGATCAAGAAGGCTCTGAAGTCGGGCTGTATTGTTCTTTCCCTCAGCAAGAGTAGACAGGTATGGATTGAGAAGGCAATCAACACGCTTGTCACTCTGGCGGCGAACCAGGACGCAGGCTGGAAGAAAATCCGGCGAGTAAAAACCAGATATGAGCTGATGAATCGTATCGAGGCCACGGTTGAGCCTATGATCGGAACTGTAGATAACGATGCAGACGGACGGGCGGCTATTATCGCAGCGGCTCAGAGAGTCGTTGATGCCATGGCCGGAGAAAAGAAACTGATCCCCGGCGGAACTGTAACAGAGGATGCGAATAACCCGGCAACGGGAGACAGCGCATGGTTCATTGTGGCAGTGGACGATCTGGACAGCATCGAGACAATTTACCTGACCTTCCGTTTCCGCTTTGCGGCAGATACGGAGGAATAAGAGAAAGGAGATAACAGAGAATGTCTATTATTAATACACAGGCAGTAGCGGACGCAAGGAAAGCCCGCACTGGAAAAGACGGCGCTCTTTACAACAGTAACGGAAAACTTCTGGCATCTATCGAAACCTATCAGTCTCAGATGGCCGTGGCAAACCAGAAGTATCATCCTCTGGGAACTCCGAAGGAATTTGAGGTATTCGATTCCTACGGCCTGACACTTACCTTTACGGAGTGCGTGGTTGAAGACGGAGAGTTCATCACGGACCTGCTGAATATGCAGAGTACCGGAGAGATCCCTGAGTGGAACTTCCAGGGCGTTCTGAAAGGAAGCAATGGTTCTGAGCAGCGGTACATCTACAATAACTGTGTTCCTTCCGGGAACATTGATATTCAGAACATCGCAGTCGGAAGCATCGTGAAAAGACAGTGGAGTCTGTTTGTGAACGGCGATGTTAAACCACAGGGAACTCTGAGAGCTTAGTTTTTTTGAAAATATCTATGGGCTGCTTCATTCATACGAATGAGGCGGCTCTTTTTTAATTTAAGGAGGAAAAATCACAATGAGCAAAGAGAATATCACAGCCGGAACTGAAGATGCAACGATGACTAAGGAAGAGAAAAATGCAGAGATCCGGAAGTATGAGGATGACATCCTGGCCGGACTTCTTGAAGCGGCCAATTATAAGAATGATGAAGAGGATACCGTAAAAATTAAGATCAAGCGCCACGGGGCTATTGTTCTTGAGTTCAGAATCCGTCCTCTTAGTGAGGATGAATACCAGAACTGCCGAAAGAAAAATACCAACTACAAGAGGAATCGGCAGAGTGGAACCAGAGTAGCAGAAAGCCTTGAGGTCGCAAGATACCGCTCTCAGCTTATTTACGAGGCTACCGTAGATGAAGACAGGGAGAAGATTTGGGATAACCGGGCTGCATGGAACAAGCTGAACGTCCTGAACGGAATTGACCTGGTTGAAGTTGTTCTGAAGGCAGGAGAAAAGGATGCGATCCTGGAAAAGCTGGATGAAATTTCCGGATACCAGCCGAATGTTGAAGAAGTTGTAAAAAACTGATAAAAGCCGGTGGGAAAGGAACTCTGCTACACATTATTTTCCAGAGACACCATATCCCGCCGGACGATTTTTTGTTGAAGCCAAAATGGGTACAGGCTTTCTGTCTGGAATCCATGAAGATACAGCTGAAAGCCGAACAGAAAAGGCGTGACGGAACTGCAGACATAGATGACGAAGAGGAGGAAGGAGGCGAGTGATTTGGCAGAGACAGTAACGATTGAGATACCCGTAAGCGTCAGAGACAACACGAGTGCAGGTCTTCAGTCTGCACAACGGAATCTTACAGGTTTTGAAAGAACGGTTCAACGGACAGAACAGCAGTTGAACAGGCTTGACAAAGCGCATAATGTCCGGATAACCGCAGATGACCAGGCGTCCGGGCAGATCAGTCGCATATCCGCACAGGCAGAAAATCTGGAGAGCGTGAATCCGGATATTGATGTTGGCGTGAATAATTCAGCAAGCCAGACACTCGGCCAGGTATCAGATCAGGCGGAACAGCTTGACGGGGCCTCTGCGGATGTAGATGTAGGTGCGAATGACACAGCTACGCCTGTTATCAACGCTGCTGGAGATGCTGTTGAAAACTTTGACGGCCAGTCTGGATCGGCCGAAATAGGAGCTGAAGATAATGCAACCCCAATCATAGACAGCGCAAACGACAAGGGAGAGGCGTGGGATGGTTCAGTATTCAGCGCCACGATCAGTATAATAGATGGCGTCACAGCCCCGTTGCAAGGGATTTTCGATATGTTACGGAATCCCATATTGCAAGGGGCTTCTTTTTTAGGCGTGAGCCTGGGAGCCGCAGACACGGCTAATACCTATATGGATTTCGAGGCCACAATGAGCAAGGTGCAGGCGCTTTCAAATGCTTCAGAACAGGATATGGAACGGCTGACCGAAACAGCAAAGGAAATGGGAGCTGTTACGAAATATTCCGGAACTGAGTCAGCGGAAGCGTTCACGTACATGGCACAAGCCGGCTGGGATACCCAGTCAATGATTAGCGGTATCGGCGGCATTATGAGCCTGGCGGCGTCTGATGGAATTGAACTGGCGCAGGCAACGGATATTGTGGCCAATGCCCTTACTGCCTTCGGTTTGACGGCAAGCGATACAGCACGGTTCGCAGATGTACTGGCAGTAGCTTCATCCGCCACCAATACGGATGTTGCCGGACTGGGAGAGGCTTTCAAGTATGTCGCTCCGGTTGCTGGTGCATTGAAGTACAACATCGAAGACGTATCTATGGCTCTTGGCCTTATGAGCAATAACGGTATTAAGGGGTCGATGGCAGGTACGGCGCTGAAAACATCGCTGGCAAACTTAGCGTCTCCGACAGATAGTATGGCTGCTGTCATGGATAAGTACAACATCAGCCTTACTGATGGCGAAGGCAATATGAAGTCTCTAAGTGAAGTTATGGACAACTTGAGAGATAGCCTGGGCGGGCTGGATGAAGCTGAGCAGACGGCAGCCGCTTCGACATTGTTTGGTAAAGAGGCAATGGCCGGTATGCTGTCAATCATCAATACCTCAGAAGCAGATTACAGGTCACTCGCAGAGCAGATTGAAAATTCAGCTGGAGCAGCGGATCGCATGGCAGAAACTATGCAGGATAATCTCGCCGGAACCCTGGAGCAGTTAGGTGGTGCCGTAGAAACGGTACAGCTGACGCTGGGAGAGCGGATGGAGCCGTACATCGCCGGTATCGCCGGAGGTTTAGCGGATGCAATGCCTATGATCGAAGATATTGGCGTTGCCGCTTTCGATGTTCTGGATGCGAAATTCGCTGAGGTGCAGAGGACGGTTGAGTCTATGACACGTTCTGATGAATGGCAAAATGCCGATCTATTCGGGAAAATTGATATTGCATGGAACAAAATTATTGCTGAACCGTTTATGGAATGGGCCGGATCAGACGGCGTTGATATGATGTCGAAAGGTCTTGGAAGCCTATTCTCCAGTGCGGCGAAGATTCTTCCCGGCGGCGAGCAGGCCGGCCTTACAAGCTGGTTGAGCGCCGGAATTATAGGTATGGGTGCATCTAAGCTGATGAAAACAGGAAGTAGTATAGTGCAGACATTATCCCCGATTGCATCCGGGATTAAGAGCATTGGATCAGCGGCAAAGTCAGCAACCAGTGTGAGCGGTTTCATCAGTAATATAGGAAGCATGGTGCCGGCTTCTGCCAAATTTGGCATTGCTGCGGCTGCAGTAACGGCGGCCGTGGTTGCTATCACAACAGCGGTCCACAATTACACTGAGGCACAGAAAGAAGCAAGTCTTAGTGAACATTTCGGAGACATTGTTCTTTCCGCAAAAGAAGCGGAAGAGGTGGCCTCCGGAATTTTGAACGCAAAGTACCTAGTAAACGTGGATATGGAACTGGGGGCAATCGAAAAGGCTGACGATTTTGCGGCGGCTGCACAGGAAGCATTGGAAGAAAATGAGGTTCTGATCTGGAAATCCAGTGTTGGTATCGAACTGACGGCGGATGAACAGCAGAGCTTCACAGACAATATTGATACTTTCGTGGAGTCGAAAATCTCCGAACTGGAGCAAAGAACCTATGCCGCACATCTTCAAGTAGAAACATTCCTGGGAGGTACGCAGGAGGGGCAAACCCTGGCAGATTCCATTGAAGAATGGGCCAGTGCAGATGAAATAGAGCTGTCCGGCCTGTCACAGAACCTCCAGGCTGCGGTTGAAGCGGCCCTGGAAGATGGAATTATCAGTGTTGATGAAGCAAAGGCAGTGGCAGAATTACAGAATAAGATGAACAGCATTACAAGCCGCTGGAAACAGGCTGAAGAAGAAGCGCAGATGGACTGGATCAACACGGAGTACGGCAATCTCAGCGGAAAAGAACTGACTGCAGATTCCTTCACATCAGTTGTGGAGGCGTTGGCAGACCAGAGACAGGCAGCATCCGAAACGGTGGAAGCCTCTGCAAAGGAGTTTTACGCAACCCTGAACGCTATGGAAGAGGCCGGAAGGCTGACAAGCGAAACCAATGCTCACTACAAGGAACTGGCGTCACAGGCTATCCGAAACCAGCAGGCCTCCGATCTTATGACCAGTTTGGCGTTTGAGACGAATACTATCAACGACACATACGGAGATCTGCTCTCCAAAAACCAGGAAAAAAGCGGTGGCAACGTGTCCTCGGCTATAGATAGTTTGAAACAGTATGTAGCCGACGGAGATACCATGTGGCTGATGGATGAACTGTCTTATGGCTACTCTAGGGCACAGCAAGGCGGAGGCTGGGGATGGACTCAGAGTGGAGACCAGAACGCACTGGAAGAACTCTGGAAAAGCATGAAACCGGACGCAACCGCCATGACCGAGATGATAGACGAGTATGTATCTATGGGCCAGGCCATTCCTAAACAGATTATGGACAGCTTCAACGAGGCCATGGAAATCGGCGCTGCGTCTGGAGATACGGATGCGGCATGGCAGGTATATGCCAATGCAATAGCGCAGTCCGGGGATCAGGCTCTTATCGATGCGGTTAATGAGATGGACGCCAACGGTCAGCTGAGTGATGAACTCAGCGATGCCTGGAAACGTGCCACAGCAGAGGTTACGGATGAAGAACTGACGCTGGATGGGCTGAACGCAGAACTGGGCGAAGTTGATGTTGATTCGGAGCAGGCTAGGGCAGCACTTTCTGAGGAGATACAGGCGGTTCTTGATGAATTTGAGGCAGGAGGAGACACCGTAGAGGTCACAGGATCAGAAGTCCTTGTTACCCTGGGAGAAGTTTCCGTGAATGAGGGAGACGCACTGGAGCAGATTGCTTCCGCCGTTGGAATGACGGTCGATGAACTGGCAGAGTACAACGGCATTGAGGCCGGCGAGGTTGATGTCGGCATGACGGTGCGAATCCCAACCGATCAGATAAACGTTGACACTGCAGAACTTAACGCCGCTGTCGATCAGACGGTAGCAGAGGCATCAGCTGTGGAGCCGGCAACCGTGGACGCATCAGCAGATGTTACAGTGCAGGCCAATACGGTCGATACTGCTCCGGTAGAAGAGTCGGCACAGACGGCGCTTGACAGTGCGGAGGGAACTACTTCCGCAACCATGGCCGCCGATGTAACGGTCCAGGCAGGAGAAACCAATGTAGGCTCAGTAGTAGAATCCGTTCAGTCAGAACTGGACGGCTCTTTTGCGTCAGCCCTCCCGGTCAGCGGTTCGGCTGATGTTACCCTGGACCAGACCAATAACTCCTCGGACGTTTACAGCCAGGTCGGAAGTGATCTGCGAGGTGCCATGAGCGCCGGATACAGCGTAAGCACTAATGCAAGCATCCATGTGAACTACTCCATCGCAAACCCGACAGCAAGCATCAGTTTTGGCGGCGGAGGCACCGGCTCGGCAACGGTTACTGCATCCCTCAACGCAGCCGGCGGCGAAGTTGGACGGAACGGCCCGGAACTTTCCTGGGTTGGCGAGGAAGGATTGGAATATATCATTCCTACAGTTCCGGGAAGACGGGCAAGAGGAATCGAACTCTGGAAGGCTGCTGGACGAACCCTGGGAGTGCTTGACTCTGAAGGAAATATTTCAGCACATGCGGCCGGCGGAATGGTCGGCAGCGGATTTGGCTTTACACCGGAGGATGCAGGACAGATCACATGGGAGCCGGAAAACGAGGATGATACAGTTTGGAGTGTTATGGGGCGCTCTTCCAAAGGAGACAGCAGCAAAGAGTCTTCCGAAGGAGAAGGAACTACGGTTTCTGTAGAAGCGCCCCAAAATTCTCAGGGCGAGGGCGGGAACACATTCACGATTAATGTGGATATGAGTCCTGTCTTCCGTATAGACGGAGAGGGTATGGATGATGACCGGATCATGGAAGTTGTCCAGAGCCGCATCCGTGAGATGGCGGATGACCTGGGAGATGAAATCGCAGAGCGTATGAGCAAAATCTTTGCGAATATGCCGTTAGCAACGGAGGCGTAGCGTATGGATATTTATTTGACGCCAGACGGGGGATCACAGATTCGGTTTCCCATGATGCCTGAGAAGCTGACGATAGGAGCAGACGCAAAGTTTATGTCGTACAGTATTATTTCCCTGGGTGACGTAAAACTCCCCAGGGGAAAAGGCATTGAAGAGGTATCGTGGTCCGGGACCTTCCCTGGCGAGTCGAGAAAAGGGGCGCCGTTCATTAAGGCGTTCACAAAACCGGACAGTTTGATAAAGAATTTGAGAAGCTATCGTGATAAAGGTACGAAATGCACACTTCTGGTAACTGGAACCTGTATAAACTTGACAGTTTATATTTCAAAGTTCACCGGGAAGTATGTTGGGGCCGGAGACTTTCAGTATGAAATTGAGTTTATCGTGGCCCAGGAGATCAAAATATACACCACATCGGAGTTGAAGATCAGTACGCCGCAGGCACCAAGACCGGCTTCCAAAAAGACCACCAAAAGCACTGCAACGGAGAGCAAGACCAGAACTTATACGGTGAAATCAGGAGATTGCCTCTGGAGGATTGCACAGAAGTTCCTGGGAAAAGGCTCACGCTATACGGAAATATACAATCTAAACAGAGATAAAATTAGCAATCCGAACCTGATTTATCCAGGACAGGTATTGCGAATCCCGAACAGTTAAGGGGGTGCCTGTTTATGATTGAGATAAGCAAGGTATCCTATGACGTGATTGTTGTCACAGAGAAAAATCTTCAGCTGAACATTACCCAGGCCGTTGAGGATTTGGGATGGGAAGAGAATGAAGATGAATTGGCTATGAAGATCAGCTTCGATATGTATAATGCCACTTACAACGGCAGTCAGCTATCGTCTCTGGTAAAAATAGGGGCGATAGTTGCCGTAAAGGGGCATTGGGGCAGCGGCAGTGGAGTCGTGGCTATGGGTAACATTATTGAGTGTACCCGGAAGAGTTCAAAGAGCGATGAAGTGTTCGATGTTGTTGCCTATGATAACCTGTATAACCTTCAGAAAAGTTCTGACTGCGTGTACTTTGCCAAAGGAAAAAAGACGAAGAGCATACTGACATCCATCATGAAATCGTGGGGAATCAGCATTTCCAGCTACAACGGGCCGAATGTTTCCCATTCCAAAATTCTGGAGAAGAATAAAAAGCTGGGAGATATTATCCGGAATGTGCTTGACGAGGCAAAGAAGAAAGGCGGCGCCGCCGCAATCCTGCGAAGTACAGAGACAAAGATCCAGGTTGTGAAGAAAGGCAGTAACACCACGATTTACGCTTTCCAGGGGGAAAGTTCCACGGAGGCAAGTCACAAAATCAGTATTGCGAATATCGTAACGAGAGTTAAGGTGATCTCTTCTGAGGATTCTGACAGCGCGGCGAAAGTAGAGGCAACAGTTGACGGGAAGACCGAGTATGGCGTGTTTCAGAAGATTGTTACGAAATCCAAAAGTGATGACTTATCAGAAGCGAAAAAGGAGGCAAACGAGATTCTGGACGAGGATGGAAGCCCGGAAGAAACCAGCCGGCTTATCGGTCCGGACGTTCCACCGATCAGAAAAGGCGATCTGGTATATGCAAAAGTGGGGGCGCTCAATGGGTTTTACCTGGCGAAGAGCGTTCAGCACAATGCAAAATCCGGACGCATCACGATGGAAATTGAGAAGTATGTACCGAAAGCCGAGGCTGTCGAAGAGAAATCTTCAGAGAAATCCTATAAAGTCGGAGACATTGTGAATTTCAAGGGCGGCACTCATTATGTGTCATCCTATGCAGGAGCCAAAGGATATAAGGCACGGGCGGGCAAGGCAAAGATCACCCTGGGGCCGGACTGCAAAGCGAATGGCGGCGCTCACCCATGGCATCTGATCCATACGGACAGTTCATCCAATGTTTACGGCTGGGTTGATGAAGGAACATTTGAATAGCGGGAGGTGAACAGCATGGCAAAAGCGGACGGAAATCCCGGACTTAGTAAGTTGGCAAGGGTAATGTCCAACCGCATGAGGGAATTTTCAGATCAGACTGCCGAAGATGTCACGCCGGATTTTGGCGTAATTAACGGAAATATGAGCCTGACTACGAACCGTTTTCCGGTTGCTATTCCACAGGGGGAATATTATATTGGCCGCTTAGTCTCCGGGCTGCAGATCCCTGTGTCTGGCGGCTCCCATGGAGGGCATGAAACCGGTAACGGAACCCACAGCCACATAGTAACTCTTCCAGGACTTTCCCCAGGAGATCACGTTTTGGTTGTATGGGTCCAAAACGAGCCAGTTGTAGTAGATGTAATCAGGAGATAGGAGGCGGTAAAAATGTCAGAACGACAGCTGTTTCCGGTGTTCGATCTCCCGGAAATACCAGACAATCCAGAATATGACGAGCGGTATAAATCCTCAGTCTATTTTGATTTTGAAAAGGGAGATTTTGTCCGGGATGGTGCGAATAAGCTGATCCGGGCAAACGGCAAGGAGGCATATATCCAATGGTGTCTAAAGATGATAGACACAGAGCGAGAAACCTGCCTTGCATACGGTTCTGACATCGGAACAGAATTTGAAGAAATGGACGTATCGGAAAGAGAGTCCACAGAAAGCGAGATAGAAAGAACAATCACGGAGACTCTGCTGGTACATCCGGCAACAGAGTATGTCCGTGATTTTTCATTTTCCTACAACCCTGGAGAAATCGGGGTGTCCTTCATGGTGAAAGGGTATCCATGGGAGGATGAAGAGCAGCTGGAAATCAAGATTTAAAGGAGGAGGTGAGAACAGTGCCAGACATAGAAGAATTTACAGTACCAGATTTTTTGCAGGATTGCGATGCGGATACCATCCACAAGAGGATGTTGGACCAGCTTCCGGATGATATTGATAAGACGGAGGGCGGCTTCCCGTGGGATTTTACAAGACCCACAGCGTTGATAGCTGCTGAACTTCTGGAATTTTACATTCCGGAAGCGATAAAACTCATGTTTCCTCAGTGGAGTTACGGAGAGTATCTGGACCGCCTGGCTCAAATGGCGAGAGTGGAGAGAAAGGCCCCGAACTTTGCAACGGCTGAAATTGCTGTAGAAGGCCTTCCGGGAACTGTAATTCAGACAGGATCGGTTTTTGCCACTCCAGAAACGGACAGCGCAGAATCAGTAGAATTTGCCGCTATTGAGCAGTGCGTTATAGGAGAAGACGGGAAAGGCACAGTAGTGGTCCAAGCTATGGTGGCCGGCAGGGGATCGAATGTGAACGCAAACACAATCACACTGATGTCTGTTCCGATTGATGGAGTTACCACAGTGACAAACCCGGAGCGGGCCAGCGGCGGCACAGAGGAGGAAACAGACGATGAACTGCGACAGAGAATCCTTGAAGCCAACGATATGATGGACACATCCTATATCGGAAACCATTCCGACTATAAGAGGTGGGCTGAGTCGGTACAGGGAATCGGAACAGCTATTGTGGTGCCGGAATGGGATGGCCCCGAAACGGTAAAGATTGTTGTGCTTGATGCCAATGGAGAGGCGGCCAATTCAACACTGCAACAGGCTGTGTACGACTACATTATGAGTCCGGACAGCCCGATTGATAGACTAGCGCCGCCGAATGTGATCCTTACCGTGTCAGCTCCGGAACTGGTGAATATCAACTATGTTATCTCCGGGTTATCCTTGGAGGATGGATTTGAGGAAGAGAATGTGTTGGCAGAGTTTGAAAAGGCTCTGTCAAATTATTACAAGAATATGGTGAGTGAAGACGGCGAAGTGAAATATATTTGGGTTCACTCCACACTGACAAACACGGCCGGCGTTGAAGATTTTGAAGGGCTGAAGATGAATGGAAGCACCGAAAATATCACTATTGATATGGACGAGTATCCGTTCACTAAGAGCGTCACCACCGAGGAGGTGAGCTGATGGATTTAGAGAACTTCCCTACTAGGCCAACGGCTAGAGACATGATGGATATGATTTCCCCCATCTACGATCGCTCTTATGTAGCGAAGTGGATCTTTGAGGTCATGAGTGTTCCGCTGACTTTAGCGCAGGACACGGTAGCTGATCTGAGAAACCAGTCGTTCCCGGAGACGGCTACCTGGTCACTCCCATATTGGGAACAAAGTTATGGGATTGTCACGAACGAAGCATTAAGCATTGAGGAACGCCGAAGAGCAATCACGCAGAAAAGGAATTTTCGGAAGCCTATGAACCCGGTAAGAATCGAAATGCTGGTAAAGGAACTATGTGGCCGTGAATGCGAACTGGTAGAAAATGTGGAGCCTCACACCTTCGAGATTAAATTGTCACCGGGAGACAGCACTGTAAGTCTGAAACAGGTTATTGATCTGATAAACGAAGTGAAGCAGGCGCAGAAGAGTTTCCGGATCGTGTTTGAGACGCCGGTATCCGTGCGGATCAGGGCAGAGCCACGGTCAGCGGTATTCCCATACCGGACCACAAGTCAGAACAGAAAAGCAGGCCAGCATCCGGACCCGGCAATTATCACGGCTATCTATGACGCTGATTTGGAGGTTCACGCAGAAGGAGAAGGAAAAACCTTCCCTCATGTTGTGGCCGGAACACGACCAGATATTGCAAATATAGGTGTTCTCCCTTCGTTACAGCTTCAGGCATCGACTTTAGGACAGGGAGTCACATTTCCCTACCCTATCGCTGGTAAAGAGCCAGATGTAAGCAATTTTGGCGAACCGGAGAGCGGAGGTGTTGCGGCTTCCGTGGAAGGGAAATCAGTAAGTGTCGTATACAAAATATGTGGCTCAAAACGAATGTAGGAAGGAGGAGATTCAGATATGCTGACAGCGGAGGCCATCAATGGCTTCAAGGAATATGTGAAACGCACGGTTGCTTATGCCAGGTATAAAGTAGGCAGCACCTACTACCAGACCAATCTCACAAAAGTCTATACGGATTCTGGCGGTAAAGTAGCCATCGAATTTCAAGCCGGTAATGAGGTTTCCGGCAATATAACGGTAACAGAAGTACAGCTGTTCAATACAAGCGGTAACTTATGGCTCAGCAAGACGGAAAGCCTTCAGAGGAAATCCACCCAGGAAGCCATCTGGTATCGCTTTACTATTGATATTCAAGAAGTATAGGAAGGAGGCAGATACCCATGTATGTACCTACATTGTGGGAGGATGAAGTTGTCGAGCATCCTTACCGGTACAAAGAGACACAGAACGATGATGGGAGCATAGAGCATGTTCCTGATCCGGGAGAAATATTCAGCCAGGGAACGCCGCAGAGCGCAACCAATTTTAACCACCTGGAACGGTTTGGAACCTTCATGGCGATTGAGATGGCAAATGAAACGCTCCGTATGCTTATGAGTACCCGGCGGGAACTGGAGGGGATCGTTGGCGAGAAGCTAGAAGTTACCCTTACAAATTCCCAGGACTACCCGTTCAACAATTCTGTGAAGTCCGTTCAGCTTCCGGAATCCCGGAACAACAAAGACTACACTATCGAGGCTGAGGTTGTGAGCAGGACCGGCGGCGCTGTCGGAGAAATCGTATTCAGCGACAAGTTGCTGAATGGTTTCAAAGTGGCTTATACGGGATCAGCTTCACAGGTGGTTTTGAATTTGTATGTGAGAGGAGGTATTTAATCGTGGCGAACGTAATTATTCACAACGAAGAGAGACAAAGCGCCGTAGAGTATGTAGCACAAAAATACGGCATTGACACCCGTGATCCCGCTATGAGGGAAGCAGCGGAGATTACGGCCGTGAGAAGCCAGGAGGCTGTCGAAAAAGCACAGAACAGAAGGAGGTATTTCTGATGAATGTAACACATCTGCCGGAGGACGGCACAAATTTTATCCCTTACGAGGTCATGGGGAAGATCATCAGCTTTAATGATTCTGAGTTGATGTTTGACGCATCCAAAAAGGAGAGAGACTACGAGGTGGTTATTGACATCTGCCAGGACTACACTGGCGGCCTGGTGATGGGAGCGTCCAGTGGCGAGCGATATGTAGCCCAGCTGGTGATCCCGGCCAGAGAATACACCGAAACTGAATCAGCGAATCCGGAGTACGATCCGGAGGCAGAGGAAGGAACCGAATCCCCAACGATTACTACCAGGGAGCCGGTTCCTTTTGATATTGATAACTGCGAATTAAGACTGTGGGAAATGGAGGTTTAAGAGATGCCGAATTTTGATGATTTAAAGTTAGCTGTTGAGGCCCTGTCTGGAGGGAAGAACACGGTCCTTCTGGATGACAGGGAGATGCCATCTATTATGGTGTTGTTTCCGAGATTTAATATTTCGGATGTGATTGACGGCGGAAGCCAGAATGTTCACCCTGGATTCAGTGTGAATGGAGCGGTAAAGGATATGTACGTTTCAAAATTCCAGAATATCGTACTTAACGATAGAGCGTATTCTCTGGCCCTGAAAGACCCGAAAACGTACGTGAATTTTGATCAGGCAGTTACATATTGCCGAAATAAAGGAACCGGATGGGGCTTGTTACCGTATTCCCTGTGGAGTGCGATTGCGCTGTGGTGCAGGAAAAATGAAACCATGCCGAGAGGTAATAATAACTGGGGTAAAGACATTTCCTATCCCCATGAAAGAGGAGTACCGACATCCTACGAAACATCCGGAGATCACGATGGAGAGCCGGCCAGATGCGCCACTGGTTCCGGACCGGATACCTGGAATCACAACTGGCTGCCGGATGGCATTGCTGATCTGAATGGAAATGTTTGGGAGTGGTGCGCCGGCATGAGAACACAGGCCGGGGAACTTCAGATCATACCGTATGCAAACTGTATGATGGCCGACATTAGCATGGCGGCCGGAAGTTCAGAGTGGAAAGCGATCAAATCAGACGGAACCCTGGTTACTCCGGGATCTGCTGATACGCTGAAATGGGATTGGGTATCCAGCAAAATTCAGCTTACTAACGGCACCGTCACATACACCACGGATCAGGGAAATGGAGGACAGTACAAGGATATGACTCTGGTATCTGGCCTGAGTGCAGCACCGGAACTGGCAAAAGCCCTGTTGTTGTATCCGGACGAACCCGGCGGAGACTATGGCGGAGATTACCACTACGTCAACACTGTTGGAGAGCGTTTGCCGGTTTGCGGCGGCAGCTGGGCCACCTCTTCCAGTGCGGGTGTCTTCGGCGTGAACCTCTCCTACCCCCGGTCGTACTCCCGCGGCCTCATCGGCTTCCGCTCCGCTTTCTGTGAACTGTAACACTGAGACACTGTTTGCTCTGCGGTAGCAGAGCGTGTATGTAGCTTTCAAGGAGGAACAAAGTGGCACCTACAGAGAAAAATGAAACGGCAACAGGAGAGCAGCAAGTAGAAAATCTGAAAATCCGGATGAAAATTATTGATATGATCGAATATGCTCTTCCGCTCATAGAAAGATGGTCGGTTCCGCACCAGAAATTGTTGGGAGACAAGATTGCTCTCTGCATGGAAGAAATGCTGGAACTGGCGAATGAACTGGAGTGGGCGTACTCGAAGAAAACGCCGCATAAAAATCTGGATATGAAGAACAAAGCATTGCAGGATTTTGTTACGCTTGCGTACCGGTTGAAATACCTGAAGGGCTCTTCGTCTCATGCAGAGTGGACACGGCGTTCCAAAGAGATCGGCAGTATGCTCGGCGGCTACAAGAAGTGGCTGTATGAGGATGCGCCGGTCAAGAATAAGAAAGGTTATCAGCCCCGCTGAAATGGCGGGGCGTTTCCTTTGGGAATAGGCTATTGCGTTTGCCGATTTGCGGCGGCAGCTGGAACAACACTTCCAATGCGGGTGTCTTCAACGTGAACCTCAACAACCCCCGGTCGAACTCCAACAGCAACATCGGCTTCCGCTCCGCTTTACTCTCATATGCCAGAGGCGGAATGTTCAAGGACCTTCCGACAGTGCGAGAGGATAAAGGAGTCTATTTCCGCTCCGGGCCAGACATGGCAGGAGAAAAAGACCATATTCCCGAAAGGTGGGTATGGCCGTCTCCGGGGAGACATACAAACCGGAGACAACTATGGAAGCCGCAAGTAGCCACGGCGAAAGCTGCAACACATAGATTTTGAGGTATAGATGAAAATTAAGAATGTTTTCGATGTCATATTTTCCATGGACAATTTGTATTTGGCTCTGGAAGATGCTTCCAAAGGTAGGAGATATAACAAGGATGTACTGGTTTACAATCTGGATACCTGGGCTTTGCTGAATGAACTACGGCAGGAGGTTCTGAACGGCACTTATAAGATAGATCGGTATTTTATCTTTTACATTTATGAGCCAAAGAAAAGAATGATTATGTCAATATCATTCAGACATCGTATCATACAGTGGGCCATTTACCGGGTAATCAATCCCATGCTGGTAAAAGGCTACATAGAGGATTCTTACGGCTGCATACCTGGCCGTGGCTCCCTCAGTGCAATGCAGCGTTTGAAATACTGGATTGAACAGGTAAACCGGAAAGAAAGGCAGTGGTTTTATCTTAAATTGGACATCAGCAAATATTTTTACAGAGTATCACACCGGGTACTGAAAAAGATCCTTGCAAAGAAAATCAAGGACAAAAGACTGCTGAATGTACTGTATGGAATCATAGCCTGCGAACACACGCCCTTTGGTCTTCCGCCGGGCCGTTCCCCAGGTGATGTTCCTTTGGAAGAGAGGCTGTATGATGTTGGGATGCCAATAGGTAATCTATTGTCGCAGGTATTCGCCAATTTATATCTGGATGCGTTGGACCAGTTCTGCAAAAGGGTTCTGCGTATTCATTTTTATATCCGTTACATGGATGATGTAATTATCCTGAGTGACGATAAGATACAGCTTCGGTCCTGGAAAGACAGGATTGAAGCGTTTCTTCTGGAAGAATTGGAACTGAACTTGAATAAGAAAACCTGTATCCGGCCGATAAGCCAGGGCATAGAGTTTGTAGGTTATCGGATATGGCCGAACCGTGTAGTGATCCGGAAAAGCACAAGCCTCCGGATCAAACGTGCGCTGCGAGGTATGCGGGTAAAATATTCCAGGTATGAAGTTACTTTCCAGGATGTAACAGAAACCCTTCAGAGTTACCTGGGGATGCTGGAGCATTGCGACAGTGAAGCTCTGGTGAAGAGTATTCTGGACAATTTGGTATTAACCCACGCAGATCAGACGGAGGAGGTGATTTATGAGCAGACAGGAGCTGCTTGAATTGCAGAACCAAATCATTGAACGGCAAAACGATGTGATCCGGAGGCTGATTGAGGAAATCAGCCATTACGAAAACTTCACAATGAGCAGTGAATTAAGGGAGTCCATGAATGAGGTGGATTCCCTTTTTGGTCAGCTGTGAAAGAAGGTGAGGGTATGCAATTTATACGAGACAAACCGTAGTGATACGAAGATCAAAAATTTTAAAGAAAGGAAACGAAAAGGTGGATGCAGTTATTGAAACGTTTGGGGGCCTGGAGGTTGCCACCGTTATTGTCTTCTGCGCTGCTCTGTTCGCCATCTGGAAGCTATACAGAAAGGCAAAAAAATACATCATAGAGCAGTACCAGAGGGAAGAGGAGAAGGACGCAAAAATCCAGAAGTGTCTGGATCAGATTGCCATGTATCCGAAGTGGAGACAGCAGAGTATGGATATGCAGAAAAAATTCACGGAAGATATTAAGCATCTGACAGATACGCAAAAGGAGAACATCCGGCGAATGGAGGAGATTGAGAAAGCGAACCGCAAGAGAAAGAGAAATGAACTGAGAGAACGCTTGCTTCAGTCTTACAGATACTTCACTTCAAAAGAGAAGAATCCTTTGCTGGCATGGTCTGAAATGGAGTCGGATTCTTTCTGGAAAATCTTCAAAGATTACGAAGACCTGGACGGTGACGGTTATGTTCACTCTGAGGTACAGCCGGCCATGAACAGCCTTGAGGTTATCCCCATGCATGAGACAGAAAGAATCAGTGAACTGATGCAGAGCAGGAAATGAGGGAGGTGCGATATGAAAAGGGAAGAAAAAAATGAAGAAGCAAAGAAGTCCTCCAGAAAGTCAATCGGAACGATGAATGTGATCCTGATTATTGTCGGGGTCTTTTTAGTTGCCTTCACTCTGAAAATGATCTCTTTGTTTGAGATATACGGCATGGTTCCGGATACACTTGTGAATTGCGTATTTGTTGCCCTGGCCGGAGAGTGCGGGATCATGGGGTGGATCAAAACTTCCAAAGAGAAAAATAAGGATCGGAGATGGCAACTAGAGGACCGGAAGCGGGAACGGGAAAATCTTCTGGAAGATCAGAACAACTCAGGAGGAGACAACTTTCCGTTAGGATAATACGAGATAAGTTATTTGTGCGGCAGGGAAAATTCCCTGTCTTATTTTTTAGAAGCGAGGTGTGTTGAAATGACAAATCAGGAATTTATTAAACAGATTGCGGGGTATGTGCAGAAGTACGCTCCACAGTATGGAATTAAATGCTGCAGTGCGATCATCGCCCAGGCAATCAATGAAAGTGGCTGGGGAAAAAGCAAGCTGGCAGCACAGTATCATAATTACTTCGGTCTGAAATGCGGAACAAAGTGGACAGGCCCGTCTGTAAATCTGACCACCCAGGAAGAGTACCAGCCCGGAACACTTACAACGATCAAAGATAATTTCCGCGTTTACAGCAGCATAGAGGAAGGAGTCAAGGGATATTTTGAGTTTATCCAGCTTGACCGTTACAAGAATCTGAGGGGCATTACTGATCCGGAGAAATATTTGCAGACCATCAAAAATGATGGCTACGCTACGAGTTCAACCTATGTTCAGAACAATATGGCCCTGGTGAATCAGTATAACCTGACACAGTACGATGGAAACAGTGGAGGAGGATCAAAAGTGGGAGTAACAGCACAGGACGTTTTAAATGTAATGAGATCATGGATTGGCTACAGCGAGGCCAATGGAAAATTTAAACAGATCATCGACCTTTATAACAGCCATAAGCCGCTGGCCCGTGGATATGCAGTGAAGTACACGGACGAATGGTGCGATACTACGGTGTCGGCCGCCGGAATCAAAGCAGGAGCAGTTGACCTGATTGGAACGGAGTGCGGGTGCGAGGAGCATGTGAAAATCTTTAAACAGAAGGGAATCTGGATTGAGGATGGAGCGATCACTCCGCAGCCTGGAGATATTATCCTGTTCAACTGGGATGACAACACGCAGCCGAATGACGGGTACAGCGATCACATTGGCTTTGTTGAGAGTGTTTCTGGACGTACAATCACAACGATTGAAGGAAATAAGAGCCAGGCAGTCGGCCGCCGGACGCTTACGGTAGGTGCAGGAAATATCCGTGGATATGCAAGACCGAAATACAGCGGATCTTCCTCTGGAGGAGGAAGCACTTCGTCTTCAACATCTCCGAAAAAGTCTGTTTCCGAAATCGCAGATGAAGTGATTGCCGGAAAATGGGGTAACGGAGACGCCAGAAAGAACGCTATCACTGCAGCTGGCTACAATTACAGCGAGGTACAGGCGGCGGTTAATGCGAAACTTTCCGGAAGCAGCACAACTACTTCTAAGAAGTCCAATGCTGAGATTGCAAAGGAAGTAATCGCCGGTAAGTGGGGGAACGGAACTGACAGAAAGAAGAAGCTGGAAGCGGCCGGCTATAATTACATGACGATCCAGGCAGAGGTCAACAAGCAGCTTGGAAAATCCGGATCGAGTGCCGGAACATCCGGAGGCTCTTCCAGACCGTCCTATTCTGTAGGAAAGACCTACACTCTCCTGGTGGACGCCGTGAGAGTACGGACCGGTGCCGGCACAAACAATTCAGCGAAGAGTTATTCACAGCTGACGGCCAATGCCAGGGCAAATGCCTACAGCAACGGCTGTCTGAAGAAAGGAACCAAAGTCACCTGCCAGGCGGTTCAGAATGTCGGAAACGATGTCTGGATCAAAATTCCGTCTGGATGGATTGCCGCATATTACGGCGGATCAAAATACGTTGGATAAGAGAAGGAGGAAAATGTTATGCAGGATTTAATCAGTGATTTACTCGTTGCGGTTGTAACGGTATGCGTACCGATCTTTACGGCCTACATAGTGAAAGCAATCCAGAAAGCCGGAGACAATGCTGCTGCTGATACAGAAGATCTTAAAGTGCGTGGGTACATCGAAGAGATCACCGCCGCTATCACACAGGCAGTAAGCGCCACAAGTCAGACTTATGTGGATGCTCTGAAGGAGAACGGAGAATTTACATTGGAAGCCCAGAAAGAAGCCCTCCAGAAATCCATTGAGACGGCGAAAGCCATTCTCAGTCCGGCGGCTCTGGAATTTATTGACGATGTATACGGAAACTTTGTGGAATATGTAACGCCGAAGATTGAGGCTGAGGTCCGGAAGCAGAAACTTGAAGCACCGGTGGAAGTAGTATCCGAGATTGAGATTCCTGACACGACCACGGTGGCGGCTTCCACCGCAGCGGCAACGGCGGCCACAATCGCCCAGACTGCTATCGGCCAGATGAGCGCCGAAGCTGTGAAGGGTGATCCGCCCAAAGAAGAGGACAAGCAGGAATGACGGGAACACTCCAGGCCATAGCCAATCTTTCCCTGGTCCTTATAGGAATTGCCCTTCATGCGATATGGGTGAAATCCTTGGTGAATTATGATCCGAAGGAGCATGAAGGGGAAGAAATCGAATGGCCGTAAGTATCTGAGATAACGGCTCTCCGTCCGGTAAATGCTGATAGATGGAGAGCCTGATCTGGCATCGGAAAGGAAGTGGAGCATGAAAATATTTGCAGTAATCATTATTCTCGTGGCCCTGTCTCTCCTGGTCGTATGCTCCTGCGCCCTTGCTAAAGGCGCCCTGGAGACACCGGAGGAAAGAGAAGAGGAAGACCGGGAACAGGCAGAGTGGTTGAATGAATGGGCTAGAAAGAAGAAAAAATAGCCTTCTGAGGAATTTGGCCGAGCAAGGAAGAAAAGTATGTCACATGGACTCGTTGGGAAACCGGCGGGTCCTTTTTTATTGCCATAAATGCGGAGCAAGTCAGCAGAAAAAATCAATATACAAAATCACCAAAAATAAGTGGGGGTTTTTGACGAAATGTGCCTGACCAACGATAGAGATTTTTAGATATTAACATATGCCTAAAAGATAAAAGCCGGTATAGAGCCGTGTACGAGGGTGTAGACATATATGCTCTTTTTGGAAGAAAATGTCTGGTAGCGTAGGAGCGGTTATGATATAATTTTCCTGTTGCCACCTCCTATACTGGCACGGAAGGGAGGTGTCTTGCGTGGAAGTTATTATTTCTCTTATTGTTGCTGTTGCGGCAGGGGTGATTTGCCATCTCATCTGCAAATGGCTGGACGGTGACAAGTAACTGGCAACCAGCCTATGGGGTTAAGCCTTCCCATTGCCAAAAGTAGGAATAGAAAACCCCGGAGAGCCACCTCCGGGGTTTTCGTTTGCCATCTTGCATGGACTTATTACTTCTCTTTGCCTACTGGCATTATAGCATATGCAGATCTGAAATGCAATATTCGTGAAAATGTTCTCAGTATGGCAAGGATAGTTGATAAATGCGAATTATCCACAATATCCACATAGAAAAGTGAATAACTCGCAGATACGAATATCCTTAATTTATAAGGAATACAGGCTGTTTGCAAAGAAAAACCTGTGACATTGTCACAACGATGTCACAAACGGTCACAAACTTCTTTATCTATATCTTTCTCTATATCTTACTCTTTCTCTTTTTCTATATCTTCAATCTGGTATCTAAAAGATATATAAAATCCACACTTTGTAAGTGCGAAGAAAAAGCACAAAATAATTTGGATATTGAGAAGTAAAACACTTGACAAATACGCAAGTACGAAGTATAATATATACATAATCAAACAGCACTTAAACCTCAAAGGTTTTATTTTTTACCTAAAAGATTCGCATATGCGAAGCAAAAGCAATGATCGGAAGAGAGGAGAAATAAAATGATGTCCACAAAAGAACAGGAATTAAAGGCATTGGAGAAAATTAGAAAGATCGTAGAAGATCTCGGAGAAGAAAGCTACATTGGAACGGCATTTGAAGGATGCTTCGAGATTGCAGAAGAGAATATTGAAAACGACTTTGCATGCAGCATGAAGAACAGGTGGGAGACTGAACGGAAGGATGCGGAGCATTTCCGTAGACTGGCCGGGAAATTAACAGACGAATTGGAAAAAGCAAAGAAGGAAAATGAGAGACTCCGAAAAAAGGTTCTTCCTGCAGAAGACATGAATAGATTACACGCCATTACATGCCAGAAGAGAATTTCTGAAAAAGAGAATATGAATAAAGCGGCGGCGAAAATAGTGGAAAATGCAGAAAATCCAAATAGCAAGGATTTTAGAGATGCAGTGGAGGAACATAGAAATGCTAAGAAATTAGAGGAGATTTACCAGGGAATTGCTGAAAGATTGACAGTATCCTTGGAAGCGTAAATGCTGCCCGCCCCGGAGGTTACGAAGGCAGAAAGGATGAAAATGACAGCTCTTCAGAAAGAGATAAACGACCGGAGTTATGCCATAAACAGAATGGGCCATTTAATGGCTGCCGGTCTGGTGACTATCACCGCAGATAACGAAAGTGTTTTCCAGACGGTTATGGCACTGATGATTGAAGAAAACGAGCAGAGGCGGAGACGGCAGGAGGAAACATTCAAACAGATGCCATGGCTGAAAAAAGAAAAGGAGTAGGTAACATGGAGTACAAATCGAGCAAGAAAGAGAATAAATCCAGACAGGTGAAGAAACCCTGCATAGGGTGTGTTTATTACGATGCCTGCGGCTGTAGCACACGCACAGAGCCATGTGAGGGAAGAATTACAAAGAGGGAAAGGGGCGGAGGGGAATGAAATATTCTGAAATGACAGATGAAGAACTGTTGAAACTCCAGACGGTCTTTACAGCAAGAGGAAATCTCAATGCAGCTACAGAAATTTCAGAATTTAGAGAAGTTTTTGGAAAGACAGTCGAAGTTGTAAAAGGACGGAAGGTCCCAAAAGGTACAACTGGTAAGTGTTTTTGGGTAAAACGGTATGACTACTCCCGTTACGGAGATCCGTGGGGAATATATAGCAACACACGTATTGGCATCAGGACGCCAGACGGAGAAGTATTTTTTACTTCATTCGACAACGTGATTATTAAGGAGAAAGAATATGTATAGATATTACAGTACACAGCGCCCGGTTCTTCCGGGCGGTTTCCCGGAGAAAGATAAGGTTGAGCGGATTCAGAATTTCGACAACAAGGAATTTTGTGAAGAGATAGGGGATGAAGCCTGGGGCCTAATAGAATATTCGGAACCACTGACGCAAGAGCAGGCAGACGCTTATGAATTGATTCTGGCCGGGATGAAAACTTTCTGGTGCGTGACAACCAGCGTGTATGACAACGGAAAGGTAAGAGCGGCGATCACGAATTGCATCCAGGCGGTAAAAAAGCCGGAAAGCGAATCAAAGGAACTGAGAAACAAGGATGTTTACCACGACTGGTTTGGAAGCAAAGATGAAGCGGATCAGTTCGTGGAGGACGCAAAGAACGCATGAGAGGAGGCGGAACTATGGTAACAATACTCAAAGAAGCGCACACAGAGTATTCGGAAGAGGTGAATGTGGAATATCGGTATAGAGATGATCCGGACGCTGGATTTGCATTTCCGTGGAAAGACGGAAAAGTGCAGCTGAATCCTCTTTCTGAGAAAAATTACAAGTGGTGCCAGGATCATCCGGAAGAGGTCGAGTGCCTGGGCGTTGTTGAGAGGAAAAGTTCATGCAGGGTGCCGGCTCTGGCAAGATGTGAATGTGGAGAGAAATTTCACCTTAACGGACACTATTACGGATGTACTCAGTGTCCGGGATGTTTAAGATGGTACGCCATGAACGGATATGAGGTAACTTCCCCGGATCAGTGGGAAGAGGATTTTGAGGAGGATTAGACTATGAAAGCAGCAGAAAGAAAAATGGCAGAAGAACTGATGGCGCTGACGTTGGAAGCAATCGAAAAGACAGGGAGTTATGTTAGTTTCCAGATCAGTGATTACGGACCGTTCATCCATATATGTGCGATGGAAAATGGCTTTCAAGAAAATGGTAATTTTGATGGTTGGTTTACAATACCGTATTCGGTTGACAAAATCACTCAGGAAATACAGGAAGAGGCATATGCGCAGGCAAAAAGTTATCTGGAAAATTTAATTCAGAAAGCGGAAATAACAGGGGCAGCCTAAAGCAGTACAACAGGGGAGAATATAGGAGGGCAAAGTAGAAATGAGACTTTCATACAACAAACACACGGAGAATCTGATTGAAATTGCGATGACATTCAATGCCATTTGGGAGAGAAATGCACAGGTAAGAAATTCTAATATTGAGAGTGCAGAGTGGAAGCAGTATTTCATTGACTGGGCGAATGAATTTGAGAGGAAGTACAAGTATGAGGACTGGAGAAATGGCGATTACTTCTGCACGATTGCGGAGTTTACCAAAAAGAAGATCTCTGGCCTGATCGGAAGGAGGGTGATTTGGAATGTATAAGACGGTTGGAAAATATATCCCGGAATCAAGGGATCAACCGGAGGTTATTGAGCGAGAGTATTACGGGCAGGGGATGATTTACAAGAACTGGGAGGCGTACTACGATACAGCCCATCCTGACCGGGTGTGTTATATCCCGGAGTTAAGCGATTCCCTGTATACCAGGCAGGACTTTCTTGACATATGCAACGGCCAGTCAGAGATTGCAGATCAGATTTTTGAGGATGTTGACTGGCAATCTCCAGAAACTTTATTGGAGGAACAGTGGTACGAAGAATTGGCTATTTGTCCTAAGTGTAAAAAATGGTATTGGTGTTACGGCGTGGACAAATGCCCGAATTGTGGGAATGAAAAGGAGATGAATTAAAAGATGGAATTGGATCAGAAGCATGTTGACATATTGGAAAGCCTGGATTGGACCATTAACGGATACACAGATGATGGCCGGGTAGAAATAGAAAAGTATTCGCCGGCGGGAGAAGAATTTGTTATCTGCGTTGATGTAAATGATTTCCCTAAGTCTGTATTTGAATATGCGGAGAGCTTCGATGCAGATGAACATATCGCTATGTGGATTGAGGGAAGGGAAAATGGAACCGCTGGTGTACCGACAACAAGAGAATTAGTACAAGATGCGGAAGAGATTGAGAAAATGCTTCAGGAGCTTTCGGATGCCCTTAATAATCCGGTCAAACCCAACAAGATCTCCTGTGACACAGGAGAAAAGAAGTGGAACTGCGAGGTGAATCTGAACGTCATTGTGACCGAAGAGGATATTGACGATATTATGGTGTCGGCTCTGGAAGGTGGAATAACCTATTGGTGTCAAGAAGCGGAAGTGATTGGAGAGCGGATGGGAGAAGGCTGGGGTCATGAGCAGATCGCAAGGGGAGGAATCCTCAGATTATACGATGCGGAAGACGGCGGACATTATGACCTTGACCGTGAGAAGTTTATGGCCGGACTGAAAAAGTATTTGCAGAATCCGCTGTATGACGGAACGATAGAGCTGGGAACAAAAGAGAATACGATGGTGCTTGACTGCGGGATGATAGATGCGCCGGCTGCAGACCAGATTATCCAGTATGCGCTGTTCGGAGAGATTATGTATGCGTAGGGAGGAAAACTGAAATGGATGGAATTGTGACAAAGCATAAAGAGATATGTTTTATCTGTGGCCGTGAAGCCGAAGCGGAACATCATCTCATATTCGGAACCGCCGGGAGAGAACTGAGCGAGAAAGACGGCTTAAAGGTTCCGGTTTGCAATAACTGCCATAACATGGGGAAGATCACCATGAGAATACATGACAATCCCATGGCAGAAAGGATGTCAAAGATTATTGGCCAGCTGGCCTGGGAACGGAAGTACATACTGTATGTTACGGGAATGGACGAACTGGATGAAGTGAGCAGAGAAAAATTCCGGAAGAGATACGGGAGGTCGTACCTGTGAGGTGAGAGATGTTTGCATATTACGAGGATGGGAAACCGAAGCGGTATTCCATGAGAAAAGCGTTCCGGTTCTTCTGTAAGCAAGTCGGAAAAGAACAGAAGAATCAAGGAACAGACTTCATTTCCTGGCTTTCGGAAATGGAGAAAATGCAAATCCTGATCAGAGAGGAGGCAAGATAGATGGTTTTGGTCCGATGCAATAAGTGTGGATGGATCGGGAAGGACGAGCAGCTTGGCCTGAATTTCAGAGATGATATTGAGTATTGTCCGAATTGTAAAGATTGTGATGCGCTCATGGATCTGGAAGCAGGCTGCAATTTCGATGAAAAAGAAATCGAGAAATTATGGGAACTGCTGGGAGAGGTGCCGGTGAATAATGATGACGAGATAGAGGAAGAATTTTTAGGTTTCCAGGAAAGAACACACAAAGAAGAGGTGTGGCACTGGTTTGATGAAGTATATCCGGCTGGAGTATGCCGGCTGATGATGAAAGGAGAATGAAAAAAATGCCAAACTATGTGAAAAATATCGTGAAAGCGGAAGGAATTTGCAGATTGCCGTTATTTTCAGAGGAAAACGGTAAGAGATATTTTGATTTCAATAAAATAATTCCGATGCCGGAAAGTCTCAATGTGGATGCCGGATCAGTGACAGACAGTGCCATTGTGTATTATCTGACAGAGAAATGCACTATTCCTATTCCATGTTTGAGCGAAGAACGTAAAGAGGTTTTGAGACAGACGGTGAGCAACTTATTCCACAGAGGAGATTTAAGATGGGCGCAGGAAATTTTCACAAGAGTATCTGTTGATATGTTCCTCAAAAGTGAAATGGCAAAAGAAGAGATGTGTTCCAAAGGGAAACTGTACATAGACAACTTTCAGAAATATGGACACACAACATGGTACGAGTGGCGTATCGCAAACTGGGATACAAAATGGAACGCCTGCGACAGTAAATTACAAAATGATAATACCATCACTTTTAAAACTGCCTGGAGCACTCCGGAAAAGGTAATACGGAAACTGGCGGAAATGTATCCAGATTTAATGATAGAGCATTGGTGGGCGGATGAAGACATAGGTAATAACACCGGACATACGGTATACAAAAACGGCAGTATGGCATACGGAGGATATTATGAAAATGAAAGCGAAGACGCTTATGAAACATATATTTTGTGTTGGGGAGAATCAAACTGCATATACCGTGATGATGAAGGACAGTGGAAACGCCATGACTGCAATACCTGTCATGGGTGCGATTGAGAAGGAGAGAAAAATGGCAAAGACAGTGAAAATCACAACCGATAATAAAATTTCAATAGTTGATATTCCATGGACAGCAGAAGCGAAAGAGCAAGCGATATGTGCTGACTGCGTGGAGACAGTGAAAACCCAGATCATGTATAACCTGTTTCACGATACAGTAGTAATGATCGTGGATGAATCCGGAATTATAAACAACCGCCCGTTCAACCTGGCAGGATCATTCCTGTACGGCACGCAGTATCATGGGACGCCGATCGTGGGAGATATTCTCTTTGGATTGCAGAGCGGGCCAGAGATTCTTCCGCCGGAAAACCCAGAAGATATTATGCACCTGCTGATGATGAAAATTCCGGAATTACAGGAAGAAACGAGGTGATCCACATTAAGAGGGAGAAAATCATTGAGCAGCTGGAAAGCCTGGCCCTACATTGCGAGAGCATGATTGAGAAAGACGATCCGGAGAGCGTTTGGATTGAAGATAGCATAGCACTCAGAGAGTCATCAGAACTTTTCCGGGGAGAAGTAATGGGAGATGGCGCTGCTGATCTGATAAAAAATGCCATAGAGAAAGAAGGAATCAATCAGAAGATCCTGGCAGAGCGAACAGGAATCACCAGACAGAATGTAAGTCAGATGCTCAACCGTGGGAAGAATTGTATGAGATATGACAGCTTTGAGAAACTTGCAAAAGCTCTTGGATACGAAGTGATTCTCAGAAAAAATTCGTCATTTGAGAAGTAAAACACTTGACAAATACGCAAGTACGAAGTATAATATATACATAATCAAACAACACATAAAAACACGGAGGTAATGGTTATGTATAACGTAAATGACTACAGAGAAGCACTTCAGAGGAGAGAAGATTTTGATTTCGGTTCCGAAGAATGGAATCTGGCTCAGGCAAAAGTCCAGGCGATTGTTACGGCTATGGTAGCATCCGGGAATAGATACATGGTGCAGGAAGTAGTGAACGAACTTTATAGCCTGAATGATTGCGGACTTGAGATTAGTCATCATGCAGTACAGTTTGATCTTTGGGTTTTAGAAAGCAACGGATACATTAAAGAAGCAAAGACCGTAAGAGCGCTTGGATGGAACTAGGCTTATTTTTTTACTCTGATAGTTCGCAAGTGCGAATTTATAAAGCTAAATAGATTTGCAGGTGAGAAGAAAAGGAGGAGCCATGAAGGAAATATTGAAAAAACTCAGAGATAGAGAGGCTGCGCTGGAGATGTATGAAGAGGCGGTAGATTACTGGCTCAATAGTCCAGAACCTAATCAGGAGAAGGCAGACTATTATGAGGGATTGGCAGATGATACATACGAGGAAGTTTACAATCTCTTCCAACAGGCGGCCGACAGGATTGTAAGTATCACGTCTGGCCAGATTGACAAGATTACGGCAATGAGGATGATGCGGGTCAAGAGAGACGTTGTAGAGAGATTATTCGGATAGGCAGGTGATGAAGTTGGCACATCAGAGAAAAACCAGAGATCGTTGGGATATTGAGACGAATTACGGTTACGGATGGGAAGTCGAGAACAGCGAGTATAACAGGGTGGACGCAAAGCGGTCGCTCCGGGAATACAAGGAGAACTTGGAGGCATACGGGAAGTGCGCTGTTCGTATGGTAAAGCGCAGAGAAAGGCTGGAAGAGTCGGCATAGAGAGGAGCGGAAAGAGTGACATTTGAAGAATTGAAACAGAGCGATATACACATACAACCTGGAGAGATTCAGGAATATGCAGAGAAGTTTATGAAGCCAGAGGAAATAGATCACCACGGATGCTCTTCTGACCCTGCGATATTCCACGATCTTTATTTAAAAGTGACGCCGGTTTCTGAAGTCCTGGTTTCAAGGTTGACATCATATTCGCTTCTGAAATCTTTCAGGTCGGCTATTGATGGGAGTTGGTGGTATGAGTTGCCATTTTGCTACACGGAGAAAGGAGAAAGAAATGAGAAATAGTTACACAGAAATGAAGGAGCGGCACCAGAAAGAAGTAGATGCTTTTCCGTTTGGATTCGCATTTGGACAGCAGCAGTTCGGTGAAATGATGAAAAACTGGGGGTTGAACCCAGAAACTGACAAGGGGAAGATAGTCAGCATTGGAGCCGGCGGATACGTCCAGAAAAAGAACCTGGAAGATATGAGAAAAATGTTTGCCAGACACCGGAAAGAAAGGAAAGACGCAATTACGGCTGATGAAACAGGCGAGGGCTTTGTGTATCAGATGTTCCGTAACGAGTTGGCAAATCACGAATACGGCTGGACTGGCGATCCGGAAGAGACCCTGGAAGCATTAGGAATGACATGGGAGGAAGTACAGAACAGCGAGAAACTTCTCAAAGGATTCAATAGAGCAGCAAGTGAAATTATGGGAGGCGGATTATGACACTGGGAACAGCAGCCGCCGGAGTAGTCACAACAGGCGGCGGAACATACAATATCGGATTCAACGGGGATGACGAGACACAGTTTGATGCTTACGACCTGGCCGAACTGCTGGATCTTTGGATTGATTTTTGCGCAGAAAATGGTTTCGACACATCAAGTGTTGATTATGTAGAAAAGGTGATGGGGTAATGGAGTTGCTTTCCAGAGCCATAGCTAAAGAATATCAGAGAGCGGCCAGTGCGCTCATGGATGACGGGATTCAGGATATAGGACAGAGAAGATCGTTAAGAATTGAACTCCAGAAAAGGTGCGGGCTGACCGAATTGGAGGCAGTCAATGTCATAAACGGACATCATGTGCAGGACTATATCGCAAAATACGAGAGGAGACAGAAAGAGGATGAAAGAAAACAGAGAGATCAAGACGATGGAAGGGTGGACAAAAGCAGCAGACGAAAGCGAGAATCCCATGAATTTTGATTGGGATGCTTATGCGAAACCTGGTGATCTGGTGGATGAAGGAGTATATGAAAACTTCATGGACGCTCTGCCACCGAGAAGTTTAAGTTTCGGATATCTTCAGATGGGAGAGCCTCACAGCAGCAAACTGAACCAAAAAACAGGTAAATACGAGATGACCTATCTGACATTCGTTAGAGTGGAGAAAGATATTTACCGGTATTGCGGCCATTGTTTTGCAGGCCAGACAGAACATATCGCATAGGAGGTGAGCAAGATGAAAGCGGTTTATGTTACCTGCTGTATTCTGAATGGGAAAGAGTATGTGGCATTTAAGGATGACCACTGCGGACCAGGGGAAATGAAAATCACTGATGGCTTCCATGATAAGAGAGTTCAGATTGGAGATAAGCAGAAAATGAACGGTGCTATGTTTGTCGGTCCGGAGGCAATCAACGTGAAAAGAATTATCAAAAGGATGCGTGGAACACGGCGTTGGCATCCGTTATTACAGGAATTAAGGGAGGCGGAATTGGGATGAAAGAGGAACTGATGTTAAATATGACACCGGAGGAAACACACAAGATCGCTGAGATTATCCGGAGAATTGCCACAGGCGGAGAAGACCGCCCGCAGGAAAAGCCAGAGCTGATGTCAAGCTGGGATATGTCAAAGATCTTCCAGTGTACGCACATGAGAATATTCAATCGGATAGCCAAATTCGTAAGTGCAGACGCAACGGAGGATGAAAAGAAGGAATTTACGATTGCAGAGCGGGAATATGGAAAACAGCAGAGAATACATCAGATCTGGATGCTCACTGAAAAAGGCTGTCAGCTTTATATCGACCGTATGTGTAAAGAGGAGAGGAGAAGCAAGGCATTTGTCGAAGGGCTGGAGAACTTCAAGAAAGAGATCAGAAAACGGTTCCACGGTGAAAAAGAACCGGAGGAAATGATCCTGATGAATGGCCGTTCCCGGACGGAGTGCGGATACATAAAAAATCTGTTTGATAATTTTGTCACTGGTCCGGCCATTGAAAACCGGGAGATTGAGGAATTAAGCCAGAAATATGAAGAATTTTACCGTGTTCTCAGAAATGCGGGAATGGCCGCTTCGGAGAACAGCCAGCTGGAAGACGCCATGATGGGTGTAGCAATGGAAGCGGAAATGCAGGGCTTCATTTATGGGTTCAAAGTGTTTGAGGTGTTGTTAAACAAATCGCTGATCGCAGCGTAGAAAGGAATACGAGATGGCAGATATTAAAGTAATGAAAACAAGAAGCGGAAGTACGGAGGAGTTATCCCTGGAGATCAACGGAACCGATTATGTAAATGAAGGAATGATTAAGGCTCTGTTCTGCGAGAATGGTCGCAGAGAAGAAGAAAAGGAACTGGAACTCGTGAGTGTTCCGAGCAATAACCCGGAGGTAAAACACGACATTGTTGCGATTTATGACGATGCTGGTATTCCTTCCATTATGCACAGATTCCGGAAGGTCAGCAACAAGGAGCTGTTTGGCGGGAGCGATAAGACCAATGCCGCATTTATCATAGGTGATGAAGAGTATGACGAAATTTTCATTTCGGTTTATGAAAACTGCGAAATCAACGGGAAGCCTTATAGCCTGCCTATGCAGAAACCATGGACAAACATCACCAACGATGAAGCGGCAAGAGCTTGCTTCTCTAAAGGCGAAGGCTGGCACATGATGACCAGAGCAGAGTGGGGGCTGTTGGCAAACCTCAGTAAGAAAAACGGAACACTTCCTCACGGAAATACGAACTATGGGAAATATCACGCTGATTCGGAAGAAAAAGGGGTGTTGGTCGATAACTGCATTACACTGACCGGATCAGGGCCGGCCACATGGACACATGACCATACGCCGGAAGGAGTACATGATCTTTGCGGAAATGTTTGGGAGATGGTGCGTGGCCTGAGAATTAAGGACGGAAAACTCCAGGCGGCAAAGAACAATGATGCGGCCATGGATATAGACCTCACCTTGGAGGGTGATGATTGGCAGGATATTCTGGATGATTCTGGGAAATCGGTGAGGGTATCGTATGAAGATGCGCTGGTGTTCACCACCAGAGAGAATATTAGTAAAGATTACGGCGGTGATACATGGGAAGATGTCCGGATGGAATGTGAGAGCGAAACACTGAAAGAGCTTGCGTTGTATGCAGGAGAACCGGAAACCTACTGTTACATTGACTGTACGGACGGAGAATATTTGCCGGTTTGCGGCGGCCGCTGGAACAACACTTCCGGTGCGGGTGTCTTCAACGTGTACCTCGACAACCCCCGGTCGCACTCCTACAGCAGCATCGGCTTCCGCTCCGCTTTTTACAGGAAACGGAAAAACTGTTTGCCGCCTGGTAAGGCGGCGGGTAACCAGAAGGTTGAATGAAAGAAAGGGGATAAGAGATGGTACAGGAAATAGAAATTTCAAAACTGAGAGTACATCCGAAGAATGTGCGGAAGACATACACAAATATTGATGAACTGGCAGACAGCATGAAAACGCAGGGAATCCTTCAGAATTTGACGGTGGTGAAAAACCCGGAGGAAGAGGGAACATACTGGGTAGTAATCGGAAACCGGAGGCTTACGGCGGCAATTAAGGCGGGGCTGAAAACAGCACCCTGCCAGATCGTAGAGATGGACGAGAAAGACCAGGCGGCTACAATGCTTCTGGAGAATATGCAGAGAAGTGATCTCACAATTTATGAGCAGGCTCAGGGAATCCAGATGGTTCTTGATCTGGGTGAAACAGAAGACAGCCTGGCCGAGAAGACTGGATTCAGTAAAAGCACAATCCGGCATCGGTCCAACATCGCAAAGCTGGATCAGAAAGTCCTTCAGGAAAAAGAACAGGATGAAGGATTTCAGCTTACGCTGAAGGATCTCTATGAGCTGGAGAAGATTCCGGATATAAAGACCAGGGATAAAATTCTGAAAGAGGCAAGCGATTCTAATAACCTTGCAAGCCGGGCCAGAAGTTGTGTTGAGGAGAGAAAGAGAAAAGAAAACGAGAAAAAGCTGAAATCGATTCTGAAAAAATCCGGAATTGATGCCGCACCTAAAGGCACAGAAAATGAGATGTATACGAATAAATGGGAAACAGTGAAAACCTTTGATCTGTCGAAGGAACCGCCAAAAAAGCTGGATTTCGGAGAAGAGGATGTAAAGAAGCTGTTCTGGATTGTGTATTGGCGTGATCTGAAGGTTATCAAAAAACGTGTAAAGGTAAAGAAAGAACTGACACCAGCCGAGATTGAGCAGAAGGCAAAAGATAAGAGAAAGAGGCAGCTTCGGGCCATGCAGAAGGAAATGACGGCTCAGAGATCGGATTTCGTTAAGCTGGTGATGGAAAAGAAACTTGCTCCGGAGAAACCGGATTTCGATAACATCAATAAGAGATTGCTGAGACTGGTGCTTAAATGTGATTGCTGGATGGGTATATCAACGGCATACAAATTCTTATCGGGAATAGAAGAGACATGGAGAATGTCAGATGAAGAGAAGGAAAAATGGGAAGAACATTTTACAGCACTTCCTCTTCATCAGCAGTTATTTATCTATGCAAATAAAGCAGTGTCGGATAAGGATGTGTCGGAATGGGATGCCTCATACCACAAAGGAAACGGGAAAATCCTCATGGAATTTGAGAGTATTCTGAAGGAATTTGGATTCTCATACAATGACGATGATTTCAAGAAGGTAAGCAATGGAACTCACGCACTGTTCTCCGGGAAGGAGATGGCTTGATGGCATATTTGCTGGAAAGTACATTGAAATTTCCGAAAGACAGTTTTAAGAGTATGAAATACCAGCCATACGAGCTGAAGCCGTCATTTTCAATGTACCGGGTATATGAATGGCACAATTACTGGTATGGGAACATTTATATTTCGTTCAGCGGAGGGGTAGACAGTACGGTTTTAGCATATATCGTATGCGAGGCTTATGAAAAATACGGGTTAGAGGGGAAAATCCCCCTTGTATTCTCTGATACAGGAACAGAATTTCCGGAAGTGCGTGTATTTGTAAAAGAATATACCGAATGGCTTAAAAAGAAATTTCCTGAGCTGGATATAGAACTTGAAATCATAAGACCAAAGAAAAGTTTTAAGTGGGTATGCGAAAACAAAGGATTTCCAATCATCAGCAAGGATACAGCCTCTAAGATACGGAAGCTGAGAAAAGGAAGGCTCTGCGAGAGATACAGAAATTATTTGCTCAACGGAGACGAGAGAGGCAAGTTCGGGATGCTCTCTAAGAAGTGGCAGTATTTGACAGATAAGACACAAATCAGCGAGGATATTTCGGACGAATGCTGTGAGATTCTGAAAAAGGAACCGTTCAAAAGGTATGTGAAGCAGACAGGGAGATATCCGTTCATCGGAATTACTCAGGACGAGAGTTTCCGGCGAGAGAACCAGTATAACCATACTGGATGTAATGTGTATGACGGAAAGACTATCAAGAGCCAGCCGATAGGGTTCTGGCCGAAACAGGAGGTTATGCAGTACATACATGATAAGTCAATACCGATCTGCGAAGTGTACGGGGAGCTGGTAAAGGACGAGCATGGAGACTGGAAGTTCACCAAAGAGCAGAGAACAGGGTGTGTGCTTTGCGGATTTGGATGCCACTTAGAACCGGAACCGAACAGGATACAGAGATTGGCATCTTCAGAAAATCCGGTTCACAGGAAACTACATTCATGGGGAATGGAGGTCAGAAATAACGGTGTGGCGTATAGAGATGCGCTGCACCACTGCGGAATAAAGACAGATATTTAATCAGGAGGTGCAAAATGTCAGATGCAAAAATGACAGCTTCACTCAGTATAGATCCTAAATATGTCGAAGGTGAAGTGCAAAGAATAGTGAAGGCGGCTATTGTAGCAGCATTAGGAAACCGAGATGAAATTATCCGTGGAGCCATAGATAATACAATCGGAACGTGGGTTGACAAGAGAACGGGCGAGCCTGCAAAGAAAGATAGTTATTATACAGAACCATACCTTGATTATCTTGCCAAAAAGACCGTTGAAAGTGTAGTAAGAGAAGTGTTTGAGGAAGTGGTAAATGAAAACAGAGACGAGTTTAAAGCTGAAATCAAACGACAAATCGGTAAACGAAAATGGAAAGAGAATCTGGCAGAAGCGTTTGTGGCGCTGATATTGGAAGAGGCAAAAACTGATTGGAAAATGCCTGTCAGCGTGACTTTTGAAAAACCGAAAGATTATTAAGAAGGGGTGATTGCATGACTACAGAAGAAAGAGACCAAGTTTTTAGAAATTGTATTTGCACTTATGGATCGAATCCACAGATAGATGTGGCTATAGAAGAAATGAGTGAACTTATAAAGGCGCTGTTGAAATGGAGGAGAGCAGGTGGAGCGAGGCTGACTGAAGCCAGGGCGTGTATCGTAGATGAATTGGCCGACGTCCGTATCATGGCGAGGCAGATGGAAATTTTATTTCAGTGCGAAGACGAAGTGGAGAAAAGGATTGATTATAAAGTCCGGAGACAGGAAGAACGACTAGGAAAATCGAGGGTTATCAGAGATATTTTACAGGAGGCGGAACATGGCGAAAAAGAATAGAGCGTTCATGCTGAACAGAAAACAGTACAACCAGATCAGAAAAATGGATCACTGCCAGCTGAGTGCATGGGTTGAGGCTGTTTATAAAAATGCGTTCAAAGACGGGAAAGAATCGGCAGAGGGGTTGGGAGAATCTGAGATGAAAGAAGTCCTTCTCTCCGTTAAGGGAATAGGGGAAAAGAAAGCCCAGGATATTATGGACGCCATAAACTCAGCATTAAATAAGAAAAATGAGAAAGGGGATGATTGACATATGGATAAAGAGAAGTTATACTTGGAAGTACCAAAGTTCACAGGAGAAAATGTGCCAGTGAATGTGGCCGCCAGGGTTATGAAAAAGGACCCACAGTTTATCCGGCAGGGTTTGATCCTAGGGTTTCTGACATTTGGAGTTGCTTTCAAAAAAGAAGGAAGTTCTCAGTACGATTACTACATATCACCGATGAAATTCTGGCAGGAAACCGGATATGTTTATGACGGAGCGGAATCATAAATGACCGGTAAAAATGTTCTGAGAAGTGCTGAAAAAGCACAAAATTTGGTGAATAGGAAACACGCAGGCAACAAAAACGCCGGAGATCGTTGATTTTGCGTACTTCACTGAGAGCGTACAGGAAGCTGCTGACGCTGGCAAATTCTGATTTCAGATAACGAAAAATAGTGGGAAAGGCTGTAAACCTTAGGGTTTAT